AGTAGTGATAACCAATATGACATATATGATTATACAGATATAGACGGAAACAATAGAGCTTTAGTAACAGTAACCAATGCTGTTAGTCCTACAGTAACAGGAGCCAGTTATACATTTAATTGGGCTGACGGAAGTTCAAATGATACACCTACAGAAAACGGATCATCACCAGGTACAGTAGGTAATGCTATAACTCATAACTATGCTGGAGAGTCAGCAGGAAATTATAATTTAAATCTTAGTGTAAGTGCCACACCAGACATAACAGCACAAACAGATTCATATACAGGAATAACATTCCAAATGAATTCTGTACCGGCGGCGCCGGCAAATTTAAGTACAAAGAGTTTAACATTAAGCACCTCATACCAAGGAACGGCACCAAAATTATGTCATGGATTTACAGATAATACAGGAACGTTTACGTCACAATCAGCAGGCGCGGCATTAACAAATACCATAGCAAGACGTTATACAACTGCTAACCCAATTGACACGAACTTTGTTATGAATTTCTTAACTAACCATTACGATGGTACCAATCAAACTATTACATCAGAAATTAATAATACAGGTACTGGAGGAAGTCATACCCTTACAACATCAGAAGGTGGCGGAAACAATAACACATATACTACTCTAGCAATAGCAGGTCACCAAGATTATGATGAAGTAGTTTCGTCATATCCACAGAGAGCATATCTTGTAGCATCGGCCATGCAAAGACTAAACCTAACTGGTTATGCTGTTGGATCTAGTGCTCAAAGAATAGAAAGTTCAGACGGTGGAAATACTAATTTCGTTTATGTAGTTAAAGATGATATGACGTCAAGTCCTACAGCAACAATAGGAACAGTAGCAGAAGGTACACCTGGTTCTAAAAGATATATTTCAGGAGTACCATATTATAATACAGGCTCACCTAGTTTAAGTATTACAGGATCAACTGTAGCAAACTTTACAGGACAAGCATATAAAGATACAACTGATCCTGTTGAAGTTGACCCAGGTAGTAACCAAGAAGGAACATCAGGACACGTTATATCTAATTTGAGTTTTACATACGCTAATGTTGATGGTAGTACAACAATGTTAAATGGTGGGATACCAAAAGTAAACACAGGTGTTAGTAGTGCTTATACTTTAGGAACTTTAACTGTACCACTTTTAAGTACTCAAAGACGTTCAGTACAACAAATTAAAATGAGAGCTAGTAACTGTAATGGTACAAGTTCTTATAGTACAGCAAGTACAAATATTCAGTTATACACAAATACATTATTAACTATGGACGATGAAGCAGGTATTCCAGTTTCAGATAGTTTAGGTAACGGAAGTACACATACAGATGATGGTAAAAGAATTACAGGTTTTGGTGCGGCCAGCGACACGCCTAGTTTCACAGGAGCAACAAATTACTATACAAGTAATGCTTGGAGTGGTGCTGTAACAGTAGCAGGAACACAAGAAGCAATTTGTAGATTTGGAACAGTACAACATTTTACAACAGATTTAAGTTCTGGTTACTTACCAGCAGGTCCTGATTTAGCAACAGGAAGAAGCGGAGCACAATATTATACTTTTGCTTTCCGTAGAACACCAGCGGCTAACTTTAAATTTAAATTTAGCGGAAAGTTATCAGGTGTATGGATAGCGGCACCTGGTACTGCTATTGATAGTGCTAGTGGATTAAGTGGTTGGATAGATGCTACATCAACTTATGCTGGTAGTGGAGTTCCAGGTAGTGATACAGGTAATGGTGGCAATGGTAGTGATGGTTGTGCCTTTACATCAGGTGACAGAGTAACAACAGGTTCAACAGTATCAAATGAAAGCAAAACATTAACACTTGGTACTGAAAATATGAACAACTCTACAGGTAATACTGTTTTAGTTAGAATCAAACTAGTAAGTGGCGACTCGCTTACGTTATTAGAGATTGAGGATGCGTAATGGCGATACCTGATAGTAAAAAAATTGATTACCTTTGGAAGAAGCTAGGGTACGGAGCAACTAAAACAGATACAAATGCTGTTAAAAAAGCACCTAACGAAGCTATAGCATCTCCTCTATTATTAAGAGGTGACAAAGTTTGGCAACAAGCAGATACAATTCCTGCTGTTATGCCAGGATCAAGTTCTGGAGTAGTTACAGTATATGCTACAGGTAGTCCTCGTGAATGTACTGTAGATGGTACAGCAACAGCAAACAGAACTTGGAAATCAGGATTAACTGATTGGATACCACCTGAGGTAGGTTCAACATATCAACTTAAAATTTATGTACATACATCAGGAAATGCTGGTTCGGCCGCAAGTGGTGGAACTCAGGTATATGCTACAGGTTCTGGTAATGACGACGAATGGTTTTTTGATTATCAATCTGGTGTTGTACATTTTATAGGAACAAATTTACCAAATGGAATTTCTTTTTCAGGCAAGTCAGTTTATATTTCAGGTGCTAGATACACAGGAACATTTGGTGTAGGTGGAGCAAGTAGTTCTTTAGGAGATATAACAGCAGAAGATACTACACTTTATACTCCAACTAACGATGATTTAATACTTGAGCCACAAGGTACAGGTAAAGTTAAAATTAATTCTACAGAATCTTTATTGTTACCAGTTGGTACTACAGCACAGAGACCTGGGTCACCATCTGAAGGTGAAGTTAGATATAACTCAACTTTAGATTATGTTGAAGTATATAAAAATAGTGCTTGGGTTAGAGTAGGTGATCCTGATTTATCAACAGTAACACATGATGAGTTTAATGGTGATGGCTCTGATACAACTTTTACATTAAGCGTCAGCGATGCCACAACCAATACAGTAATTGTTACTTTAAATGGTGTAGTCCAGGAACCTACAAATGCTTATACTATAAGTGGTAGTACTTTAACATTTACATCAGCACCGGCAAATACTGACCATATATCTGCTAGAATATTTAGAGGTATAACATATTTAGATAAAGTACAAGACGCTGATGCTGATACAAAAATTGAAGTTGAGCGTACAGCAGATGATGATACTGTTTATATAAAAGTAGCAGGGTCTGATAAGTTAACAATAACAAATACAGCAACAACACATAGTCAACTAGTTCAGTTTGCTAGTTATACGACCACACAAAGAAATGCTACATCACCTTCTAATGGTGCTGTAATATATAATTCTACAACAAATAAGTTCCAAGGCTACGCTAACGGTGGCTGGGTCGATTTACATTAATTTAGATCTGATCTTATATCTTTTTCCAAAATTGTATAAATAACATTATCGTACATTAATCTATCTTTAGACTAATATTACGGTGGCAGTAATGCTCCAATTACAGGTGCTCTTCGGCGCCACTTATGCATAATAATATAAAAAGGAGTTGTGGAAAATGCCCGTAACAAGAATAAAATCGAATCAGATTACAGACCTAGCGGTAACAACGGCTAAAATCGCCAATAATGCGATTACGGCTGGTAAACTTGCTAATTCTATAACATACGGTTCGAACTTAACAATTACTGGTAACTTAACAGTTCAAGGAACAACAACTACAGTTGACTCTACAAATACATCTGTAGCTGATCCTTTAATGGTATTATCCTCTGGTGCTACTGGTTCAGGAGCGGTTGACGCCGGTCTTGTAACTGAACGTGGTGACGATACAAACGTGTTTATTGGTTGGGACGAAAGTGCTGATCAATTCGTTGTAGCGACTACTACAGAAGCTGGTACAACAGCAGGAAATATAACATTATCGGCATACTCGGCTTTTCAAGCTGGTTCTTTAATTGTTGATAATACCACTCTCGATTCCAATGGAATTACTACATCAGCTGGTGACTTTACACTTAATCCAGCAGGTAATATAGCGGCAGGCAGTAATAGAATTACTGGTGTTGCTGATCCATCAGGAAACCAAGATGCGGCTACCAAAGCCTATGTTGATTCTCAACTAGGTTCGGCGTCACGCTTGATCGAGGGAAATACTTCAGTAACAGTAAGTGACAGTGGTACAGGTTCAGTTACAATGGAACTTGATTCAACTACTGTGTTTACTGCTAATGCTTCAGATGTTACTGTAGCATCAGCGAAGATTACTGATTTAACAGATAACCGTGTTGTTATCGCAGGTGCCTCTGGCGCTGTTGAAGACGACGCTAACTTTACATTTGACGGAACAACGTTAACAGTTGGTTCTGCCACTATTGCTCATGCTACTGGTAATACATCAGTAGGTACACTTGACGCAAGTGGTGTTGCTAACTTTAATAATACAACCGCTTCATCAAGTACCACTACTGGTGCTGTTATTGTTGATGGTGGTATGGGTGTTGCTGAAGATATATATGTTGGTGGACAAATTGTCACAACAGGTGCTTTAGACGTTGGTGGTTCATTTACAGCAAGTGCGGCAGGAGCCGTAGTTGTTGGAGCTACTTTAAACGTAACAGGTATCTCAAACTTTAACGACACTACTACATCAACTACAAACACTACAGGTGCTGTAATAATTGATGGTGGTTTAGGTCTTGCTGAGAACTTTAATATGGGCGGTAACGCTGATATTGATGGTACTTTAACAGCGGCAGGAACTACTACTTTAAATGGTGCTGTAACTTTAGGTGACGCCGCAGGCGATGCCATAACAGTTAATGGTACTATTGGTTCAGACGTATTAATGTCTCAATCAGGTGGTTCTAAACCTCAAATGACTATGCTTAACTCTAACGCTGATGCTTATGGTGGAGAATTATTGTTTAATAAACAATCTGCTTCTCCGGCGGACGGCGATAGCTGTGGACAAATAACTTGGAAAGGTTATGATGACGGAAATAATACTACTACTTTCGCTCAACTTAAAGGTAAGGCAGTAGATATCACAAATGGTACTGAAGACGGCTCTGTCGTTGTTCAGGCTGTTGTTGGTGGTACTGATACTGAAGTACTTACAATTGGTGCGACGGCGGCAGGTGCTTTACAAATTAGAGCACATACGTCATACACTACAACTGATAACCAAGACTTGGCTACAAAATACTATGTTGATAATACAATTTCAGCGGCTGGTAATGTAATCGAAAAAGGTGATACAAATATTACTATCACTGACACAGGATCAAACGGAAAAATTGCTATGACAGTTGATGGTTCCGAAATTGGTTCTTGGGAAGGTACAACGTTTACAGCTGGTGACTTGTCAATTGCGGCAAGTACACTTTCTTCTTCTGGCGCTAACGTGACAGTTGGAGATAACTTAATTGTAACTGGTAACTTAACAGTTAACGGTACAACATCTACTACAAACTCAACTACAGTAACAGTTGACGATCCAATATTTACATTGGGTGGTGATTCTGCTCCTGGTTCAGACGACGGTAAAGACAGAGGTATTGAATTTAGATATTATGACGGAAGTGCTAAATTAGGTTTCTTCGGTTATGACAATTCAGCAGATGCTTTTGTTTATATGACAGGTGTTACTAACACATCAGAAGTGATGTCAGGTACAGCTGGTAATATAATTGTTGGTTCTGTAAAATCAGGTACGTTAACTGACGGTCGTGTTGTAACAGCTGGCGCTTCAGGTTTACTTGAAGATGATGCTGGTTTAACATACGATGGTACTAACTTAACTTGTGCTGGTGAATACATTGGTGCTACACTTAATATAAGTGGCGCTGGTGATGTTGGTGGAAACTTTACAGTTAACACTAATAAGTTCATCGTTACAGCGGCTTCAGGAAATACTCAAGTTGCTGGTACATTAGAAAGTACAGGCGTTATAACAGCAAATGCTACAACTACTTCAACTTCTAACAACTCAGGTTCGTTATTAGTATTAGGTGGTTTAGGACTTGCTGAAAACCTTAATATGGGTGGTAACTTAGACGTTGATGGAACAGCTACAGTGGCTGGTACATTAACATCAAATGGTGCTACAGCAATTAATGGTTCACTAACCGTAGCTGGCTCACAAACAATTAGCATGGGAAGTAATAAAGTAACTAACGTTACTGATCCTACTTCGGCTCAAGATGCGGCTACTAAGGCATACGTTGATTCTCAAACTTCAACTAGATTAGAGCAGGGTAATACAACTGCTACTGTTTCTGATTCAGGAACGGGTTCGTTTGCTGTTGAAGTTGATTCAACTACAGTACTAAATGCTGTTGCTGGTGGTGTAACTATGAATAGTGCGACTGTTTCAGATTTAACTTCTGGAAGAGTTGTTGTTGCTGGAACATCTGGTTCTTTGGACGACTACGCTACATTAAGATATAACGGCACAACCTTAGACGTGGGTGCGGCTGGAAGTGAAAAATTCCAGGTTACAGTTGCGTCAGGTAATACTACAGTTGCTGGTACATTAGACGTTACTGGTAAAGGTACGTTTAGTGGTGCTTTAGAAGTTGACGGTGCGTCTACTTTAGCTACAGCTAAAGTTGAAGACTTAACAGCAGGCCGCGTTACATACGCTGGTACTGGTGGTGAGTTACAAGATGACGCTGACTTAACTTTTGATGGTACTACATTAACAGCAGGTGCTGTTGACATTGATAACATAAGCATTGATTCAAATACAATTTCTTCTACAAGTGGTAAACTTATAGTTGAAGGTGTTGCTGGTCAAGAAATTGTTATTAACGAAGCAAGTGCCGACGTCGACTTTAGAGTTGAATCAGATAACGACGCTAATGCTTTCTTTGTAGAAGGTTCTACAGGAAGTGTTGGTATTGGAACTGGTACTCCTACAACAGACGTAACATTACACGTTTCAGCTACGGACTCTATGATGATTCCAGTTGGAACAACAGCTCAAAGACCAGGAAGTGGTTCAGCTGGTATGTTTAGATTCAACACTACATTGGGTAACATGGAGATCTATACTGGATCTGAATGGAACTCAGGTGCTGACTTTACAACAATTACAGCTAACTCTTACAACGGTGATGATAGTGCGACAGCATTTACATTAAGCTCAGCTGGAACTACAGCGACTACAATCGTTATGATAAACGGTGTGGTACAAATTCCAACAACAGCTTATGCGGTAAGTGGAACAACACTAACGTTTACAGAAGCTCCGGCAACTGGCGACGTTATTGATGCTAGAGTTTTAACTACTACATCAACAATCACTGAAATGCAAGATGCTGATGCTGATACTAAAATTAGTGTAGAAGCTACTGCTGATGCTGATGAAATTCAGTTTACTTGTGGTGGCACTTCTATTGCTAAATTTACAAGTGGTGGACTTGTACCTAACGTTAACTCCAACGGTTCAACAGGATTTGACTTAGGTGGATCAAGTGCTCAATGGAAAGACTTGTATGTATCCTCAGGATCATTGTACGTTAATGGTAAAGAAGTACTTCAAGACGATAGTGGTACAATAACTATGGGTACTGATGCGAACCAAAACTTAAAAGTTGCTTCAGGTTCAGGCTCAGGTTTACTACAATTAGACGGTGGTGCTGGAATCCAGGTGCTTAGAACAACAGAAATGGGAAGTGGTGTTACACTTACTGCTCATGCTGATGACTCTGCTACTGGTGTACTATTATCCGACGGTGCTAAAGCTGGTAACGTTACTATTATAGGTAACTCAGTTAAAAACGCTGTTACTAATGAAAACCTAGTATTACAATCAAATGGTACTGGTATCATTCAATTGGATGATGAAGTTACTGCTACTGGAAACATGATTGTTACAGGAAACTTAACTGTAAACGGTTCAACAACAACTGTTAGTTCAACTAACACAACTGTTGAAGATCCATTACAGATTTGGGCTACTGGACAGTCAGGATCTCCTGCTTATGACTCAGGTTGGGTTGTTGAGCGTGGATCAAGTGCTAATGTTGGAATGATTTGGGACGAAAGTGCTGATACATTCGCGGCTATTAACACTACAGAAGACGGTACTACAGCAGGTAACGTAGGTATTACTTCATATGCGAATATGAGAGTAGATACACTTACTGGTACAGCTACACAGGCTCAATTTGCTGACTTGGCAGAGTGTTATGCGGCAGACGCCGAATATGCTCCAGGTACAGTTGTCCACTTTGGTGGAGAGCATGAAGTATCACTTTGTGATATTGATGGTTGTAAATCCGTTGCAGGTGTTGTTACATCTAATCCTGCTTACTTAATGAATGACGGCTTAGATGCTGAGAACAAATGTTCTGTAGCATTGGTTGGTAGAGTTCCTTGTAAAGTTAAAGGAAAAGTATCAAAAGGCGACATGATGGTAAGTGCTGGACATGGTGCGGCAAGAGCCGAAGAAGATCCGAAAATGGGCCAAGTAATTGGTAAAGCATTAGAAGATCATGACGGTGAAGAAGGTATGATTGAGGTTGTTGTAGGCAGAATGTAAGCCAAAAACAATTGAAATTTTAAAGAGGGCGGCTTTAGGGTCGCCCTTTTTTTATGGACCATTTTATTTAATACTCAAAAACCCTTAATAATAAATACATTTACAATACCCCCCATAGGAAGATAATTAATAGTATGCTAGGAAAAACATCCAACGACTATGAAGGTGAGTTTTTTATAACCTCAGTAAAATATGAGGCTGGAAAACGTCAAGAAACTAGAGAATGGATACCAAGAACAGTATTTAATGACACTCATTTAGGATATGCTGTAGTTATTGGTAATGGCGAAAGTAGAAAAACCTTCAGACACGACTTATTAAAAGGACATAGAGGTGGACTATTAGGGTCCATGGCTTGCCAAACGTATGGCTGTAACGCTTTATCTAGAGAATTTAAACCAGATTTTTTAGTAGCAACTGGTAAAGGTATGGTTGATGAAATTGCTAATAGCACAGAATTTTATGAAATACCATTTGCTGATGAGAACATAGTTTACTCTTCTGCCACAAGTTGCTTAGAAAACCCAGGAAAGTTTCATTTGGTTCCAAATAATGTAAGAATGAACGCTGGATGTATTGCTTTGTATCTTGCGGCTTTTGATAATCATAAAAATATTTACATGGTAGGCTTTGATGGACAAAATGGTGGTGAAGGATATAATAATAATTTATATGCCGGAACACCTCATTATAATCCACAACAACATTCAACATCTAGTGTCAAATGGGAGAGGAATATGTGTCAAATATTTGGAGCATATCCAGATGTATCATTTACTTTAGTTGATAATAACCCTGCTAGATACCCAGATGATTTTAATTGGTATAAAAATTTAAGAAAAATGTCTTATAGAGAATTTACAAGTGAATTAGACATTGGGTCTATGTAATATTATACTGATTAATTAATACTTTTAACTTTTCACCAATAGCATCAATATTAAGAGTTTGATATAAACCTGGATGTAATGGTTTAGGAAAGTGATCAATGCCAACCCAAGCATAGCCTGTATGTTCCCAATTTAGTTTAGGAATAAATTCTTCTTCGATTATGTTTACAAATGTTTCATAAACAAATTTATTTTTTTTATGAGTGAATTTTTCTATAGGAATTGTTTTAATTATGTCAGGTAACGAACCAAGTTCTTCTTCTATTTCTCTACACATAGCTTGATAAACAGTTTCACCACTATCAACTTTACCACCTACTAAGGCCCATGTAAACTTATATGTTTTAGTAGCTCTTAAAACAAAAAGAAAGCGGTTTGTTTTACGAGCCCAGAATAAGCAACCAACACTATTTAAAGTACTAGCCTCCACTTCCCTGCTTCGTATTCGCCTTCGTAACTTTTTATCCATTTCGATCCGTCCCATTTATATTGAATTCCGGTTTTTGTATTTGTCATATAGTGTACATCGGTTTTCATTGTTGACGAGTCAAAAACTACTTGCCATTTATTGCTCTTATATTCTATAATATCGTTCGCTGATGCTATCAAATCTTCGTTATTAGCACCCTTCCAAGCATCAGCACCATCTGTATTACCTTCAGCACCAATGTCTTGTATAATTAAGTATCTTTGTCCTTCTACTGATGCTGTTAAACCTGAACTTGGTCCATTTTTAGTAGGATCAACAATAGCATCAATGGCTCCTAACGTATTTGTAGGTATAGTATCAGCATCAACACTAAACAATAATATATCTTCATCTGTGGGATGATGTGCTACAGTACCTATTACTTCTGTAGTACTTCCAATTTCTTGTACTACTCTCAATTGACTGGTTCCGTTGTTAAGTGTAGCTTGTTGTAAATTTGTTAGTTTACCAAAGTCATTAATAACAGTAGCCCAGCTTGGTTTCTTTCTATTTTTATTAAGTGTTTTAGTTAGTTTAATAGGATCAGTTTCAGTAGCATCTGCTTGTCTAATTAATTGTGCTTGACCATTTAGTAATATTATACCATAACCTTGAGGAGTAACAGCTATTCTACTACCGTATAATAATCCTACATCTAATTCTTTAATTGTACCTGAATTATCATGTATACCGCTAACAATGTTTCTAATAACACCTAGTTTTTTAATTTTAGCAGGTAAACTCAACCATATAGGCATTGAAAAAATTAATGTTGCTATATCAATTTGGTCTTCAGTTCCAGTAGGAATACTTCTACTTGTAAAAGTTTGACTAGTTAGTTCAACGTAACTTAAACTAGTCCAGTCAATGTAATTGTCTGTACTTTGTATTTCTAAATCAGGATTAAACAAAGTTAAAATTTGTTCTAATAATTGTAATTTTTGTTCTGTATTAGTTGTCCATATATCAACATTCATTTGTAGTCTGTATGGTGTAGGCATAGGACGTTCAATAGTATATGCTTCACCTTGTTGTTGAGTATATGCTCCTGTGTTTTCGTCTACGCCTCTTGTACGAACCTGCATTTTGTCAACGTGACTTGGTTGTTGCATTCTATCCCTGTCATATTGTAAGTCACTTATATAAACAGTTATAAGAGGTGAAGTAGGAATACCGTTTTCACTATTATGTTTCATAATAGCTGACGCTTGTCTACTAGCATCACCATAACGTACTGGTACTTGATAAAGTGTTACAGTACCGTCTCTCCCTTTACCAAATTCTACTTGATAATGTGAGAACATTCTAACAAATTGTAAAATAAATCTGCGAATTTGTTCATCATAGAAAAAAGTTTTCATTATTAATCTTCCTCCGGCTCAAGTGCTTTACTTAATCCAGTTCTGCCAGATTTCTTATTGCCTTTATTGTCAATGTATGTTCCTGTGTTATTAATAAATGAATCATGATGTCTATCTCCAGTTCCATCTAATTTTGTTCTAACAGCATCTTCAACTTTAACCCATCTAGCACCATCATATCTAAATAATCTATTTGGCATATAGTCAAGTCTTAATACATATTGGCCTTCGATAGGATTGGATGGAAATACTATTCCAGGAGTAACAGGAAATCCATTTGGTGCTAAACCATCACCAGTTAAGTAACCTTTGCCCCAACCTTCACCACTTGGACTAACCAATGTACTACTTGTTTCGTGAGTAGTTGAACTAGCTTTAATATTAGTATCATCTGCGGTATTACCTTTTGGATCAGCCGCTGTTCCGTCGTTCTTTGTAGGAATGATGTAAAATTTTTCTGTATCATAACCTGTTTTAGGAACATATTTTTCTGCTTGTTCAATAATAGCGTTATTATGTTCTAATTCTTGTTTGTATGTAGATAGTAAATTTTTTAAACTATTTGATTCACTAGCATCACCAAGTATATCTCTATATTCTTGAGCATCAACTAGTGGTGTACATTTACATCTCCACAAATGAGGATACCAAGTAGGACTAAACCCTTCAGCGGATCTACTCGCATCTTGTACAACATAGTATCTTCTTAGTGCTGTAGGTAAATCTGTATCTAATGGGTAGAATTCTTTTAAGTGTGGTAACTCTAAAACGTCACCGTTCATTAGTTTTCTACCTAATGTTTCCACCATATTCTGCATATGGAAGTTTATAAAAAGTGTATCGTTAGCTAAAAATAAACCAAACTGTGTTAAATCAAAATCAATATCTTGTACGTTGTAAATACCTCTTAATTGATATATTGTTTGATCATACTTACGATCTCTGTTTTCTAAGAATAGTAAATCTTGTATACGATTTTCAGTAATAGTGTCATATTTAGGTTGTGTGGCATCACCAGCCGCTTGTTCAAAAGTACCTAAATATTTGTGGATATTAACACCAGTTCCGCCAATAGTGAACATTTCACTGATTCTATTGTCATGAAAGCTGTAATCAAGTCCTTTATTCTCTTTCCACATTGAGATTCTGGGCATATTTTTTTCCTATTCTACGATAGTATTATTTATCGGTTGACAAGTTTCGAAGAAGACATTATAATCATACAATAAACAGAAACCCTGACAGAAATAACCCTAATTTTAATAATGTTACTATATAAGCATTACACAGGAGATAAAATTGGCTATCAAACGTAAAGCACGTCGTATCACAAAAAAAGAGAAAAGTAACGAACCTACATGGGAAGGTTGGGAAGATATGGACGGTCAACAATACCATCGATTTAGAGATTCTATACATTCGTGGTATTACCAAACGTTTAAACCAGACGAACTTTCCACTCATACATATGAGTGGATGGAAAATAATGGTTATAGTAAAGAAGAAATTAAATGTGTTAAAGCTGTCCCTTCATATGTTATAGGTACTACAACACATATAACTTGTCGTATGCTAACAAACGGAATGCCAGACTTTAATCAAAAGGAAGATGATCATTGGCAAACGTTAGCAGGAACTATGGGAAATATTAAACCAGCAACTGAATGGGTTAAAATCCAAATATCAAAAGGAATTGAACAAGGTAAGGTTCTTGTTGAGAAAAAGAAAAAAGAAGACGCAAAAAAATCTATCTTTTATCAGCCAACTATACAACAAAGATTATATCAGGCGGCTATTAAAATGACACAAGAGATAGATGATGTTATAGAAGCTGATGATAGTGTTATTAATTTAACAACATTTAAACCTTTAAAATGGTTACAGAATCATCAATGTAAAGGAAACCACGCTAAAATTATTAAAGGCTTTTATAAACCAGGTTATGATGAATTACATGAATTGCTTAATCCCCCAAAAGCAAAAGAAAAAGCAAAAATGACAGAGCAAGAGCTTGATTGGAGAGCTCAACTTGATGAGAGCTTTGAATGTTTTACTAAAGAAGAAATACAAACTAGATACGGTGCTTATAAATTAATTGTAGATGCTTGTGATATGCTTATTGCTGACGCTAAAGTTAATAGGAAATCTCGTAAAGTAAAACCAAAAAGTGCTGAAAAACTAGTAACTAAAATAAAATATAAACTACAAGACGAAAAAACAACTCTTGTTAGTATTAACCCTATTGATATTATTAAGTCTGAAATGCTTTGGGTTTATAATACTAAAACTAGAAAGCTAGGAAAATATGTAGCATCTAACCTAGATCCATTACATCAAAAACGTGATGGAACAGGATTAAGTGTTAAAGGTACTACAATTACTGGCTTTAAAGAAGATGAAAGTGTTTGTAAAACACTAAGAAAGCCAGCAGAACAACTAGCTGAATTTAAGAAGTGTGGTAAAATACAGCGTAAAAAGTTTTTTGAAGGCCTTAAAGTTACAGAAATCAAACTAAACGGCCGTATTAATCCTGAAACAATCCTATTGCTAACGAGCTAAATACTACTATTAAAGTAGGAAACACAAATGGCTGACACAGAACTACAGACTGAAAAAACAAAACTAATTGATTATGTACGCTTTAGCTTAGGCGATGGTATGGTTGATGTGGAGTTAGATCCAGAACATTATAATATAGCTTTTAAAAAAGCAACGGCTGTATATCGTCAACGAAGTTCAAATAGCGTAGAAGAAAGTTATGGCTTTTTAGAGCTAATAAAAGAAACTCAAGAATACACATTACCTAGTATAGTAACTGAAGTAAGACAAGTATTTCGTAGAACTATTGGTTCTAGTCAGGGCGATGGTGCTAATCAATTTGAACCATTTGAAGCAGGCTATGTTAATGTTTACTTAATGCAGGCAGGACGAGTAGGTGGTTTAGCAACGTATGAATTGTTTAGTCAATATCAAGAATTAACTGCTAGAATGTTTGGTGGATTTATTAATTTTACTTTTAATCCTGTATCTAAAAAACTTACAATAGTTAGAAAAGTACCTGAATCAGGTGAAAGTGTGTTACTTTGGTTGTATAATCATAAACCAGATGTAACACTTTTAAAAGATCATAGAAGCCAACCTTGGATATATGATTATACAAAAGCTCATTGTATGTATATGCTTGGTGAAGCTAGAAGCAAATTTGCCACAATAGCCGGTCCACAAGGTGGTACTACTATGAATGGTGATGCTTTAAAACAAGAAGCGTCGGCACTAATAGAGAAATTAGAAGCGTCTCTACATAACTACGAAGAAGGTAGTACTCCTTTAAGTTTTGTTATAGGATAATTTCAAATCGAAACAACCAAAGAAATAATTTGGCATTTTACTTGTAAAAGTTGTACTGGATTTTGGTCTATTGCTACTATGGATAAGTGGGTTCCAAAAGAATTATTTTGTCCACATTGTGGTAAAAAATGTTACCATGACCAGAAAGTAAATTACGTTGTTTGATCAATTACACTTTTAAATTTTTTTAAATAATAATCTGGTACTAACCCTTGTTTGTAAAAGTCTTGACCCTCAAGTGCTTTTAGGTTATTTCTTGCCCATCCTTTATAATCAATTAACTCGCCATCTTTTCTGTCTATATTAAATCCATTGTTAGGAAAGTGCTTATTAAAATATTCTTTATAGCGAGTTGTTTGTAATCTAAACCAGTTAATATGATCATGAAGCCAGTTAGGGTTATTGTTAGCATTATTATAACTAATATCATCTAATTTAGTCCAGTCTTCGTCTCTATTTTTAAATTTCCAATTATGGCATATACCCCAATGATAGATCCAATTATCATTATCCCAATCAACCCATTTCCAATGATCCTCCCATAATCCATAATGCCAATGTACACTTAACCAAGCATTATTAAGTAATGGTTCTGTATGGGGAGGAGTTTTGTGAGGATCTAAACCTATTTTGTACAAATAATCAAATGCTTCTTTTTGTGTTTTAAAAGTTAGTCGTTGTTCAGGAGTATATTCTTTTGATAAACTTTGTAACCCCATTACTCTTTCTCGTAAAAAATCTTCTCTAGGAAAACCACAAGATACCCATTTATTAGTATCAGTAAACGAAGTCATTAAACCGTGTTTTGTTAGTAAGTCTGGTCTATATGATTTTGGAGTTTTCATACAAGCAATATATTCACCTCCCATTCCTGGACAGTATACAAGTACTGTTTGAGTTTTTTTAATAAGCTCGTTCATACCATTATTTAATTAAAAAAAGAACTTGACAACCAACTTGTGTTTATAGTATAATACAAGTATGATTATAGGAATATGTGGGTTAATTGGATCAGGTAAAGGAACTGTAGCTGACTACCTAGTTGATAACCATAACTTTATAAAATTAAGTTTTGCTGATAGATTAAAGGATGGTGTATCAACTTTGTTTGGCTGGGATAGAGCACTACTTGAAGGCGATACAGTTGAGTCAAGAGAATTTAGAGAAACAGTAGACGAATACTGGTCCAACGAAACAGGCAGAGAAATAACACCTAGACTTGTATTACAGTTATATGGAACTGAATGTTTAAGACGAGGATTTTTTGATGGTATTTGGGTTAGTTTAGTTAAACAACAAATACTAGAAAATCCTAGTAAAAACTTTGTAATACCTGATTGTAGATTCTTTAATGAACTTGAAATGGTTAAAGGGCTTAAAGGGTATACTTGGGAAGTGTGGCGAGATAAAGAACCCGAGTATTGGAAGATGGCAGGAAAACTTAATAAGCTACATACGAACCCACCAGAAGATAACCCAGTAGCAAAAAATCATCCAAATGTTCATCGCAGTGAATGGCGCTGGGCAGGTTGGGATTTTGATATTTTACTTACAAATAAAGATACTATTGAAACGTTATATCACTCTATAGATCAGGTGTTAGATCACCAGCAATCTTACTCCACCCGGTCCGACTTAGAACCACTTTACAATTCTGACAAATAGTTTTAAGATTAGACATTCTAGTATTACTTTTATTTCCATCTAAATAATAAATTAAAAAACTATCAGGATATTTACTTTTGTATCCACAGTGATCGCAAGTGTCTTTTTTAATAAATCCGTGTACTTTAAAAGGATTAGGTTTTTTAGTTTGTCGCACACAGCTATCACAAAATCTACGATAGTAAATTTTTCCTTTTCTTTTGTAATTTATTGCCGCTGGAGCATTACAAGTTATACATACAGGCCTGGTCATAACAGTATTTATTCGCTGGTGCCCTTTATAAAGGGCTTTTATTTAGAGCCTTTTTCAACATTATTGGTAAATACACTTATAAAAAAGATATAACAAACTTATTAGTGAGGACAAAAAATGGCACTTATATCACCGGGCATACAGGTTAGTGTAACAGACGAATCGCAATACGCTCCAACGGCAGTTGGAACGATTCCGTTAATTGTTATCGCCACAGCCCAAGACAAAACTAGTGGTACAAGCACCGCAACGGCGGCAGGTACTACTAAAGCAAATGCAGAAAAAACATATTTAATTGGGTCTCAAAGAGAGTTGGTGACAACCTACGGTGAGCCTAATTTTTATAAGAATACAAGTGGTACTCCGTTACATGGTATTGAACCAAACGAGTACGGATTATTAGCGGCCTACAGCGTATTAGGTGTTAGTAACAGAGCTTATGTATTAAGAGCAGATGTAGATTTATCAGAAATAATTACATCAGCTGGAAGACCTACAGGAACACCAGCGGCAAATACACAATGGTTTGATACTAGTAAAACATTATTTGGTGTCCAAGTTTGGAATGCTTCTACACAGAAGTTCGAAAACAAAGTACCAAAAGTTATTACAGATTCAAATGATATTTCCGGTTCAGTTCCTAAAGCGGCTTTTGGATCAATAGGCGATTACGCCATTGATGCTACTAATACACAAAACCCGTTATTTTACAAAAAGTCTAACAATGCTTGGACACAAGTTGGAACATCTACTTGGCAGAAATCATTCCCAACAATAGCAGGAACAGAAAGTTCACCAACTATTGTTGCTGGTAATACAATTTCTATTAATGGTAATGTTGTTACAGCTTCAGGAACTACAGTTACTACAATGGCATCAGATATTAACGGTGCTTCATTAACTGGAGTTACTGCTGATGTAGTTAATAACAAATTACAGATTTATGCTGATAGTTCATCAGGTGGAGATTCAACAGCTAATGCTACAATCGTACTAGCGAACGGCACAGGTACAATCCTCACAGTCTGTGGGTTAACTGCTGGTACTTATTATGGCCCTATTTTAACAGTAGCGGCTCACACTAGCGTACCTGAATGGAAAACAGCAGATACTTACACTAGACCAAGTGGTGCTATGTGGATTAAAACTACTACACCTAACTTAGGTGCTAATGTTAGTTTGAAAAAATATAACTCTAATACTTCTTTATTTGAAACGTTAACAGCTCCGATTTATCAAAATGATCAATCAGCTAACTTTGGTTTAGATAAAGCAGGCGGCGGATTAAATGTTGAAGCTGATACTATGTATGTAAAATACGATCCAGCAGACAACGGAAGAGTAGGATATAGATTCTATACTAGACACGCCAAAGGAGTTACTACAGCGAGCGGTGTTGATAGTCCTAGCTTTACAGCGTCTGAAACGTTCACAATTCAAGTTTCAGATAAGACAGCAACTTTACCAGCGGCAGTAACAGTTACTATGAGTGGTACAACTGCTGAAACGTTTGTAGCAGACTTAACAGCTAAAAACATTTCCAATTTATCAGTATCAAGAGATACTACTACTAATAAAATTACTTTAACACATGATTTAGGTGGTGTTATTGTAGTTAAAGATACAAGTGGTACTCCGATAGCTGACGCTGGTATTAGTACAGACGACGATACAGTAAGATCAGGTAATAACAGTGATCTTATTATATCAAATTGGAAAACTTACACATATACAGCTTCAAACACACAACCAACTAGCGATCCAGCAGATGGAAGACTTTGGTTTAGTGCGGCTGTAGATGAAGTTGATGTAATGATACATGATGGGTCAGCTTGGAAAGGTTACCAAAATGTTACTTCTGATGCTAGAGGTTTTAACTTGTCAAACACTTCACCAAATGGTGTAATTGTTTCAGCAAGTGAGCCCACAGCCCAGTCAGATAAGACAGCATTGGTATATGGTGACTTATGGTTAGACAGTTCAGATTTAGATGCTTATCCTAAACTTAACAGATACGAAAGTGTATCTGGTGAAGATAAATGGGTATTGATTGATAATGCTGACCAAACTACTGAAGATGGTATTGTATTTGCTGACTTTAGATTCCATGATAGTGGTACTGATGATGTAACAACATCATCAATGACATCAACAAAAACATTGTTAAAGAGTGACTACTTAGACTTAGATGCTCCAAGTGCCGCCTTATATCCAAAAGGCACACTAGCATATAACTTAAGAAGAAGCTCGAATTGTGTTAAAAAATATACTAAGAGTTACTTTAATGCTACTGATTTCGCAGGTGAAACTTTACCTACAGAAACAAATGCTTGGGTAACAACTTCAGGATTGAAAAATGATGGTTCACCGTTTATGGGCAGATTTGCTCAACGTAACGTTGTTGTATCAGCTATGAAGTCAGCTGTTAAAACATCAGCAGAGATTCGTGAAGAACAACGTAACTTTAACTTATTAGTTGCTCCTGGATATCCAGAACTTATGGCTAACCTAGTAGCTCTTAATAATGAAAGACGTAACACTGGCTTTATTCTTGGAGATGCTCCATTTAGATTAGCACCAAATAGTACTGATATTCAGAACTGGGCTAGTAATACTAAATTAGCTATTGACAATGATGAAGATGGACTAGTTACAGCAGACACTTATCAAGGTGTGTTTTATCCAGCGGGTAACACAACAGACTTAGACGGAAACAAAGTTGTTGTTCCGCCTACACACATGGCATTGAGAACAATATTACGTTCAGATGATGCTAGTTTTCCTTGGTTTGCTCCAGCTGGTACTAGACGAGGTGGCGTAGATAATGCTACAGCATTGGGTCACATTGACAAAGCGACAGGTGAATTCCAAACTGTAGGTATTAGAGAATCTTTAAGAGATACGTTATATGAAAATAAAATTAATCCTATATCATTTTTCCCAGGTGTAGGTATATTAAACTTTGGTAACAAAACAAGACATAGCTCTGCTTCAGCGTTAGACAGAATTAACGTTGCTAGATTAGTAGCTTATATTAGAGAAAGACTAGGCGAAATTACAAAACCATTTGTATTTGAACCAAACGACAAGTTAACTAGAGATGAAGTTAAAGGTGTTGTTGAGTCACTAATGAATGACTTGGTTGCTAAACGTGGATTATACGACTACTTGGTAGTTTGTGATGAAACTAATAACACATCAGACAGAATAGATAGAAACGAATTATATATTGACGTTGCTGTTGAACCTGTTAAGAGTGTTGAGTTTATATACATTCCAGTAAGAATACAGAATACTGGGTCTATATCAGGGGTATAATTAATTGAATCAATTAAATTAGGCGGTTATGCCGCCTAATTTATAGGTCGAAAGATATGATAAATAATATTATAATAAAGGAGACGTACAAATGTCAGTAAGTTCATTAAACAAGTTTACTGTTCCACTAGCAGGCGGACAAAGTGCAAGTTCACAAGGTCTGCTTATGCCAAAACTTAAATATCGCTTTAGAGTGAGTTTTGAGAATTTTGGAGTATCTACTTCAAGAGCAGAACTTACAAAACAGGTTATGGATGTAACCCGTCCAAGCGTTAACTTTGAGCAAATTCCTGTAGATGTTTATAACTCTAAGATTAATATAATTGGGAAACATACGTGGGACCCCGTTACAGTTAATATAAGAGATGACGTTTCAAGTAATGTATCAAAACTAGTAGGCGAGCAAGTTCAGAAGCAATTTGACTTCATGGAACAAGCATCAGCTTCAGCTGGTATTGATTATAAGTTCTTAACAAGATTTGAGCTATTAGATGGCGGTAACGGATCATCTGCTCCTACTTCATTAGAAGAGTGGGAACTATATGGTTGTTATATTGAGAATGTTAATTACAATGACTTGAACTATGCTTCATCAGAACCAGCAAGTGTTACTATGTCAATTAGATTTGATAATGCGGTACAATTACCAGCTGGAGCCGGCGGAGCAGGTATAGGCGCGGCAGTGGCTAGAGCGGCAGGACAAGTTATTACGGGGTAAGGCGCCATGGGGAGCATGAACGCTTTTCTTAATGCCTTAACCGGTCGGAAAGCTATAAGAGATTACCAACACGCCTCTAGAACTTTTAGAGATGGTAATTTTAGGTTAGCACCGAAGCAAAAGTTTTTATTTTATGTCGTGTTTAACTTGTCGCCAACAGCGGCGGCTATAGTAAAAGACGAAACAAAAAGAGAAATAAGTATGTTGGTAAAATCAGTTGAATTACCAACATACACTTTTGACACAACTCAGATGAATCAATACAATCGTGTCAGAAATATTCAATCTAAATTAAATTTTAATCCTATAAACATACGAATACACGATGATATGGCAGACATATCACGAAATATGTGGTATGCTTACATGGATTATTACTATACTGATCAAGCATATGAAAATTTCGCTACTTATAGGTATAAAGATACATATGGCCCTAGAGTTGCTAGAATGTTTGGTTATGAAAGAGCAAATCACGAACCGTTTTTTGATGATATAAGAATTTATAGTATATACGGTAAAAAGTTTACAGAATACACATTAATTAATCCATTACTAACAAATTATAATCATGACAGTCATGATCATAGTCAAAGTGATGTATTAGAAAATATAATGCAAGTTGAATATGAACTTGTAAAATATGCTACTGGTTTTATTGGTGGTGTAGGTTCGCCGACAGGCTTTGGTGATTTACACTATGATAAAAAAGCAAGTCCATTGTCGCCAGAAGGCGGAGGTACAACATCATTATTTGGTGTAGGCGGTTTATTTGATGCTACTGGACAAATGTCTCAGGATTTAGCTTCAGGAAAATTTGGAAGTGCCGCAATACAAGGTTTAAGAACATTTCAAAATTTCCAAAATGTTGATTTAAAAAGTTTTGTAAATTCTGAAATAAGTCAGGGAGTTCGTAAAGCATTAAAAGGTGAAAATCCATTTGCCTTCCCAGGATCAGCCGGTCAAAGCGTCGCAAGAAAATTTAACCCATTACCTAAAACGAATTTTATAACAGGCACAGGCACAGTTACTGGTGAAGACGGAAATGCTGTTCAAGGTACACAACCGTTTGCCGCTGGCCCAATGGCGTACTTACAAGCTGACGCGAGTGGTGGTGCTGGATCAGTTGCTAGTGCTGGCGGGATGGAGTTTGGTGGAATGGGAGTTCCAGAAGGTGGAAATAGCAGAGTACAATCAGGATTTAATATGAGTACAATGACTAAATCTCTTATTGTTGGAGCCGCCGCAGGTGCTATCATGGACGGTGATATTAAAGGAATGGTTAAAGGAGTTATTGCTGGTGCGGCCGCAGGTACAATAATAAACACATTAGGTGGAGCAACAACTAGTAAAGGTGAAGTAAACACACAATTAAGTTCTTCGTCTGCTTCTTCGAGAAGCACAACATACGGAACAGCAAGTAATCCTCATCAAGACGCTACAGCTTATACAGGACAATCAATTGCTAAAGGTTCAGAACTAGCAGAAATTGACGGCGAACCATATATTGTTAAAAAGAATAATTCTAGTACTTGGACTCCAGAGGCAGGTGAATAATGGCTGAGAATTTATATGCTAGTACAAACGTAGATCAAAACGTAGAATCAAAAGAAAAAACAGTAGATTTTTTTAATGGATATTTTAATCAAAATATATCTATTGATGCCGCACAACATCAAGCAGTTAAATCTTTCTTTTTAAGAAAAACAAATGATGATCAAACAACAGCAAGTACATTAACAGATAGTCTGTTTGAGATTGCTTATAATGGTGGATATGATATAATGTCTTTAATAGAAAGATTAGAATCAGAAAATATTAACGACGTACAAAAAAATTTAATAGCTATTATAAACAGTTATAGAATAAAAACTAGTGTCTTAGGATACGCTAATTCTAGAACAGCAAACCCAAATGTATTAAGGAACATCATTGAATGATAGGCAAGGGAGTTGCCCGCGGTCGATACACATTAAAGAATCCAGACAAATACGCCGGCACAAAAACACCAATTTATAGATCAAGCTGGGAACACGCTTTTATGACGTTTTGTGATAATAGTCACGGTGTTATAGGCTGGGCCAGTGAAGCTGTACGAATTCCTTATAAAAATCCTTTAACTGGTAAAACAACAACTTATGTACCAGATTTTTTTGTACAGTATCAAGATGCTAAAGGTAAGAAAAGAACTGAAGTAGTTGAAATTAAACCTAGTAACCAATCCACAATGGAAGCCGCTGGTAAAAGTAAAAATAGACAAATGGCTGTAGTACAAAATATGGCTAAATGGGAGGCCGCAACAGCCTGGTGTAAACAAAAAGGTATACGTTTTAGGGTAGTAACAGAAAACGATTTGTTTCATCAAGGAAAACGCCGTCGCTAAATACCTTTATTACTAATAAGGTTTAAACATGACAAAAAAACTAGAAGAGCTTCTAAATATAGCCCCCAATGTAGATAAAGATGATAGTACAGCTCTCCCTGAAGAGGTTGATCCACATAAGTCTTTGGAAACAGTAGATAAAGTAGAAAAAGAGTTAAAACAAGTAGATACTATTGAATCAGCATTGGCAGGAGTTGAGAATTTAACAGCAAATGATAAAGAAATGGATGAAATTGCCGGCAAGGCAGAAGATTCTTTTAATAACCTAATGGACTTAGGTATGAACGTAGAAGCTAGATTTAGTGGACAAATATTTGATACAGCTAGTAAAATGTTAACTATTACATTGAATGCCAAGCAGGCTAAGATAGATAAAAAGCTAAAAATGGTAGAATTACAGCTTCGTAAGAAGGCCTTAGACGCTAGAATAGACCGTGATATGGGTAAACTAGGTGATGGTGCTGAAACTGGCGAAGCAACTATATTAAATCGTAACGAGTTATTAGAGAGAATTCTTAGCAAAAATGACACAAAAGATAATAAATAGTTATAATACAAATGGAGATTGAAATGAAGTCATTTAACGAATACTTGACAGAGTCAATAAAAGAATATAAATTTAAGGTTAAACTGGCAATAGAAGCTGAACCTGATTTGATGGACCTAATTGAAAGGGTTCTAGGCAAGTATGATGTTAAAGATATCACGGCTCCTAAAGTAACGCCAATTCAAGAACACCCAATGGACTTTCAAAACCTTCGCAATAGCAAGGTAACAATTTTTGAAATTACATTAACATATCCAAGTACACCTCAAGTTGTTCATGCTGATTTAGTAAATTTAGCAGGAATTCCTGGAAACCAAGTTGTTGTTATTAATAGCGAACACCCGGAAGAAATTGCTAGAGAAGAAGCAGTAGCAACACAAGGACAAGAATATGAAACAAAACTTGGAAACGATTACGCTTCGGGTGAAGCACCAGCAGAAGCAAAATTAGGTTTCATTAGAGAATTAAATAATGTAAAAGAAACACCTGAAATTGAAATTGCTGGCGGTACAACAGAAAAAGCTAAAACAACTAGTGATTTGCCACAAGGTACAAAATCACCGGTGGCAGGGAGATAATTATGGAAGACAATAAATTAATTGATTTACATAAAGTTGCTGGTCTTTTTAGAGAAATTCAGGAAGAAGAGTACGCTAAAAACGAAGCAAAAGAAGAATCAGAATTTAAAAAAACAATTAAAGAAGTAGAAGAAACAGACAATGACTCAGCAGTCGAAGAAGCTGATGAAACTACTGATGAAGCAAAAGAAGAAGCAGTTGAAGAAACTAAAGAAGAAGTTTCTGAAGATATAGTTAAAGTAGAAGAAACACCTGTTATTGCTGTCGTTAAAGACAAACCAGTTGCTGAAGAAGAAGTAGCTGAAGAAGAAGTAACAGAACAACCTGAAATGGTTTCTATGGATACAACTACTTTATCAACACTTCTAAATTTAGCAGGACTAAAACCTGTTACAGATGCTGATATTAATCAGCCACAAGATGGTGCTGAACCAGTTGACGAATATTCTAACTCACCAGATGAGCAATATGCTGATGCTGATACACAATTAAACAAATTATCAGGTGGAATTAATAGACCAAAAGCTATGCCAACAGTAGGTAATGATGGTCATAACAGAATAGTTATGAAATTAAAGAAATCATACGACGATATGGAATAATAGCTTTTTAAAGCATATAATAAGATAAAAAAATGGCCAGCTTGTAATATAGCTGGCTTTTTTTTGAGTAAATACAGTATATGAGCAGTAATAAAACTTTAGATGGTGTTTTAGTTAAAAAAGCTAACAAAGGTCAACAGTTTACTAAAGAACAAATTGACAGTTTTGTGGCTTGTGCCGACCCTGTTGGTGGTCCAAAGCATTTTCTTGAAAATTATTTCCATATACAACATCCTGTTGATGGAAAGTTGTTATATAAACCGTACCCATTCCAAGAATTATTAACAGATAGTTACCATAAAAATAGATTTAGTATAAACTTGTTAAGTCGCCAAATGGGTAAAACTACAACAGCGGCTGGATACTTATTATGGTATGCTATGTTTATTCCCGATAGTGTAATATTAATTGCGGCACACAAATACGCTGGCGCCCAAGAAATTATGCAACGTATTAGATATGGATATGAACTTTGTCCTGATTATATTAGGGCAGGTGTTACAAATTACAATAGAGGATCAATTGAATTTGAGAACGGTAGTAGAATTGTATCACAAGCGACTACAGAAAATACAGGAAGAGGTATGTCCATTACATTATTATATTGTGATGAGTTTGCCTTTGTGCGAAATAACATAGCAACAGAATTTTGGACTTCTATTTCACCTACACTAGCAACAGGTGGTAAAGCGATTATTACTTCTACACCAAATTCAGACGAAGACCAGTTTTGGTTATTATGGACTGAAGCAAATAAAATTTTAGATAACTTTGGTAATGCTAATGAAGTTGGTGTTAACGGGTTCCATGCCTTTAAGGCTTTATGGGATGAACATCCTGATAGAGATAAAAAATGGGCTGAAGATGAGCGAGGAAGAATAGGAATTGAAAGGTTCAAACGTGAACACGAATGTGAGCCTATCATATTTGACGAGACGCTAATCAACCCAATTATATTAGCAAGTTTAGAAGGACATGAACCTTTATATAAACAAGGACAAGTACGTTGGTATCATAAACCTAGAAAAGGAATGACGTATGTGCTTGGATTAGATCCAAGTTTAGGTACAGGTGGTGACTATAGTGCTATTCAAGTATTTGAATTACCAGGTATGAAACAATGTGCTGAATGGCAACATAATAAAACAACAATACAAGAACAAATAACTATTTTAAAACAGATTACAAAATATATCTATGGCATTACAAATGATAATAATAATATCTATTACAGCGTAGAAAACAATACGCTAGGAGAGGCGGCCCTAGTTTCTATAGCAGAAGTAGGCGAAGAAGCAATCCATGGATATTTTATGAGTGAACCTGCTAGAAGCGGTCACGTTAGACGCTTTAGAAAAGGATTTAATACAACACATAAAAGTAAATTGGCTTCTTGTGCCAAGTTAAAAGAACTAGTAGAAAATCAAAAGCTAGTAGTTCATAGTAAACCTCTTATATCACAGTTAAAAACATTTGTAGCGAGTGGTAATAGCTACCAAAGTAAGCCAGGAGAACATGACGATTTAGTTATGGCTCTTGTTTTGGCTTTGAGAATTGCTGTATTTTTAGGAACATACGACCCTAGTATACAAAAAGATATGAGATCAAGTGAAGATGACTTTATTGAGCCAATGCCTTTTGTAGTTATATAATGGATAAATAAAAATATGGAACTGATTAATAAGATTGCTGATACATTATATCAAAATTTAGCCAGTAAATTCGGCGAAGTAAACATAGCTGATAGTTCAGCAGGTGCTGTATTAGAGTCAGAACAAGCTAGATTATTTGACTTTAACTACATTGTCGAGGGACAAAAGTACGGACCTGTAACAATTAGTATTATTGACCCAGCTAATTTTACAATTTATTTTGCTGAAAGTTTAAGTGGTGATTTACCCGACTCAATACAAAATAGTTGGTTTAAATTTTTAAAAGAAATGAGACAATTTGCTAAAAGAAATATGATGAATTTTGATGTAAGAAACATTGGTAAAAATCAGTTAGATAAACGAGATTATGAGGCTATTACTAAAAATAGTTCTCAATACACAACGGATGAGATAACCATGGAATCAGTCAGCAAATTATGGGGATCAACTAAAACAAGTTACCAAACAGTTGAATCAGCAAAAATTATAGTAAAACATAGAACCGCAGTAGATGAAGATAAAATGGGTTCTAGAAGTAGACAAATACAAGCAATCTTTATTGAAAATAGTTCAAAAGAAAGATTTAAATTTCCTTACAGGTACTTACCAGGTGCTAGAGCAATGGCAAGACACATCAACGCTGGAGGCAATCCACATGATGAATTAGGAACACACATTATTGAATGTATAAAAGAGATGCGTGAGCTAAAACAGTTTGTTCGCAAATTAAACCGTGCTGACGGGTTTGTTGATGAAGATTCTGCTAATATTATTTTAGATGCTAAAAAACGTTATCAAGGTTTACGAGAAACAATAACAACTCTTAGTAGACCAAAAGGATATAGATTGTATGCTGAAAACTTTAAACCAACAGAATCAACATATGATGAATCAGACATTAATGAATTAAAAGGTAAGTTAGTAAGAAATGTTGATCAAACAGAATTAGAAAGTTTATTACCTACAGTACTTAAAGCAAGAAAGAAAGTACAAGAAGATATGGGACCATTACATGATATAATTCAAGGCAAAGAAAAAATTGTTGTTACGCCTAATGAAGAAGAAGATGCTTTAATTAAAAAGCAACTTGCCTTTGTTAAAGCTAATAAGTTTAAAAAGCCAAACGATTCACAAGGTTTAGATCATGCTGAGAATCCTTTACAGGCTTTAGTAAGAAGAATTTTAACTACAATATCAGTTCGTACAAAAAATGATGATTTAGCAAGAGCTATTTTTAATTTAGATGATAGTTTTGAAAATAAGCATGATGCTAAATTAATGACAGCAGTTGCTAGTAAATGGCTTAAAGGTGATGTAGAAGTACAAGACTTCGATCCTAAATTTAAACTTAAAGAACCTGTTGATGAATTTCAAAAATGGACAGATTCAGTTGTAAAAGAAGGAACATGGCATTTACCATCAAGTGATCAAGACGTAGCAAGGTTTAAAGAAATTATGTCAACACCTGTTTTCGCAGGTGAAGAAGGTCAAGCCGCAACAGATGAAATTGGTGAAATATTTGGTGATGATCAATTATTTGATGATCTATATGCTGTTGGGAAAGACCAAGGCGAACAAGAAGATACCCGTCCTACAATTATAGCTTGGTTGAAAAAAGCCGCGAAGGCTGGCTTTGAAGAACCACATAATGAAATTTTAAATAAAATGGTAGGCGTTGTTGGTGAAACAAAAGAATTACCAATTGAGGCAGAGGCGGCAGTTGAAGAAATTGAAGCAAAAAAAGTTGCTGAAGGCACTATGATTGGCGGACTAATGAAATATGATGGTCAACCAGAAGGCGAACATGAAGACGCTGTAGCGAGATACAAAGAGTTTATGTCTAAACCTCGTCCACCAGGCGAAGAAACAACTAACATGGTAACTGGTTTTGTATTTGATGATGAGTTATTAGATAGCCTAGGTGAAGCAGAAGATGGCGGAGATGTACTTGACGTTAGATACATTGTTCAAAGCAGACTAGAAGATTTCTTTGGTGATGCTCCTTTTGGTGTAGATATTAATGAATCAAAAAACCCAGAAGAAGTTCTTAAAAAAGCAATGGCGGATGAACTTGCTGATAAAGTAGAAGATGAATTAGAAGATGAAGAAGACACAGATGAATCTTTAAATCATATGAAAAAGTTAGCAGGTGTTATGTCATCTAATAAAGCATTAAGACCTAAAACTAGTGAACATCAAACAACACCGAGGTCAATACATAAAAGAAACAGTTAATTCGAGAGGAAGTAGTAATGAAAGTATCGAGCGACACATCTGTAGCGATGCCAATGCGGAATTTAATTTCTATAGTCATTGCTGTAGGATTAGGTGTGTGGGCATATTTTGGTATAGTTGAAAGACTAAACAAATCTGAAACACAAATTATTCTAATACAAGAAGATATTAAATCTGAAGTAGAAAGAATCGATGGTGCTGTTGAAAGTTTAGTAAAAGGCGATATAGCCCAAAATAATGAATTTAGAATAAAATGGCCAAGGGGAGATTTAGGTTCTCCACCGGCTGATAGTGAGCAATTCATGTTGATTGAATTTTTGAGCGGACAAGTAGAGTCTATACAAAAACAACTCGAAGGTATGATGAATAATAAAGTAAATATCGAGAGGTTACAAACTGACATGGAAAAAGTCTTACAAGATATAGAAAAATTAAAAGACAAAATTAGAGAAGGTAACGGTCACGTTAGTTCCAACAACTAGGATAAGAAAATGACAGCAACAACACTCGTAACAATTATTACTATGTTTATTGTAAGTAATACATCGAGTCATTTTGTTCCTTATGACAGTTTAATGGAATGTATGAAAGACAAAAGAGAAATAACAAAAGCAAAAGATGGTCGAAAAGCAATTTGTGGACCATCAATGGCAGAACTAGATGCCGACGGTAATATAGTTACTATTCATAATAAAATGCCAGATACTTCTGGTAGTTTAAAATTAGGTGGTACAAACGCTACGTCATTAACAACTAAGAAAAAACAGGAAAAGTCCGGATTAAAAGTATTAACAAAGCCATAGGAAGTATCAATGAAAAAATTATTAATGACTATTGCTACATTATTATTAAGTAGTTTACTAATAGGATGTAGCACACCAGATAAAATACAAGTATACCAACCAGAACAAATTAGCTTATTAAAAACTGTAAAAGAACGAGGATATGTTATCTGCGGAGTTAACGCAGGACTACCTGGTTTTTCTGCTCAAGATGAAGAAGGTAATTGGAGTGGTTTAGATGTTGATATGTGTAGAGCAGTTGCGGCCGCAATATTTGGAGATGCTACTAAAACAGAATATGTTGGTTTAAATGCCGCTCAGAGATTTCCTACATTAGCATCTAGAGAGATTGATTTACTAGCAAGAAATACTACATGGACAATTAGCAGAGATGTTAATTTAATGTTTGAATTTGCTGGTGTTAATTTTTATGATGGTCAAGGCTTTATGGTGCCAGCGTCATTAGAGATTACAAGTGCTACACAATTAAACGGTGCTTTTGTTTGTATTACAAAAGAAACAACGTCAGAACTAAACTTAAATGATTACTTCACAGAGAATGGTATGCAATATAAAGAAATACCAGTTGAAGGTAATAAAGACGCTAAGGCAAAATTATTTGCTGGCGAATGTGATGTATTTACAACAGACGCTTCTGGGTTAGCATCAGCAAGAGCTGGAGCAGATAATCCAAGCGATTGGGTTGTGTTACCAGAAATTATATCTAAAGAACCTTTAGGTCCACTTGTAAGACAAGGTGATCAAGAATGGGAAGATATAGTTAGATGGAGTATGTTTGCTATGATTAGTGCTGAAGAATTAGGAATCACATCTGACAACGTTGACGAAATGTTAACATCTAAATCAAAAGAAGTTTTAAGACTTTTAGGTGAAGATGGGTATATGGGTCCTATGTTAGGACTTGGAATGAAATTTGGATATAATATTATTAAACAAGTAGGAAACTACGGAGAATCTTACGAAAGAAACGTAGGACCAAACACACCTCTTGCTATAGACAGAGGATTAAATAATTTATGGAACAATGGTGGTATATTATATGTTCCACCTTTTAGATAGGAGAACAAAATGAGATATTTAATATTTTTATTTACGCTATTGTTTACATTTAACGTATATGCCGCTTGTACAGGCTGTGGCGAAGAAGGCCACGGAGTATGTATAGAAGATCCAAACCATACTCACGAATCAAGTCAAGACCATGATCATGTTATAGGTATTTTTCATGATCACAAGCATGAAGAAAAACTAGAGCAATCAACAGCACCAGATCCAGAAGTTGTTTTTGCCGTATGTGTATTTGCTGATGGAACATTAGTAGATCACAAAGGTGCTGACAGCATGAGTGATTGTTTAAAAACTAAAAGAGAAGTTGAAAAGAAATGGCGCAACAAACAAGCCTCAACTGATTCTATAGAAATCAATGGCATCACTTATAAAATAGAAGGCGAGAGTTTACAATTTATGTGTGATCTGGTTGATGCTCAAATACATCATTATGCTGATGGTAGTTGGGAAATTATTGAGATACTAGGAAAACATCAAAAAGAAGAATAGGCTCAGTAATAATCAAGGGCATACATTTTCTAAATAATTAATAGTAACGTATTAACATAAAGAATTCACATGGATGCCATATTAACATTATTAGCAGGAACATTTTACGGATTAATCATAGGATTAATACCGGCGGCTGGAGCTACAACAGGACTTGTAGCTTTGTTTGGCTTTATAGGTTATTTTGGATTTGATCCTTATTTAGGCGTAATATTTTGTATGGCTGTAGTAGCCGCCAGTACAACAGGCGACACATACAGCGGAATATTATTAGGGATACCAGGAGCCAATTCAGCCGCGGCTACAATGGTAGATGGTTATCCTTTAGCAAAACAAGGTAAAGCCACATACGCCTTAACTTCAGCAATTACAACATCAACAATAAACGGTTTATTATGGGGTACACTTACTTTTGCTTTATTACCATGGTATGCGAAACTTATAATGTATCTTGGAATACCAGAACTCTGGGCTTTTATAATGTTAAGTTTAGCCTGTGTAGGATTTGTTAGTAATAGATTTTGGTTTAGAAGTTTAATAGCAATCGCTGTAGGAATTTTTATAGGACTTATAGGAGTAGACCCAGCTACTAACGTTGATAGGTTTACATTTGGTTGGGATTATCTAGCAGATAGTATTCAACTTTTACCATTTGTTGCTGGTTTGTTTGCCTTCCCAGAAATTTTAGATGGCTGGCGGAAAGGTAAATCAATAGCAAAAATAAGAGACCATACACATAGTAAACAAACTTGGGAAGGTATTAAAGCAGTTTGGAAATATAAATGGGATGCCTTACGAGGTGGAGCCATTGGAGCCTTTATAGGATTCCTTCCAGGTATAGGCGGTGCTATGGCAGATTGGATGGCATATGGTTCAACAGTAGCATCAAATCCTAATGAAGAATTTGGTAATGGAAATATTAGAGGAGTTATAGGACCTGAAGGTGCTAATAATTCTCAAAAAGCAACATCAATGATTCCAACAGTATTATTTGGAATTCCTGGGGCAAGTTTTGCCGCGGTGTTAATGGCGTTGTTTATGTATTTGGGTTTTGAATTAGGTGTTCCTGATCTTGCTAGTGATACAAGATTTTTTGACAGTTTAACATTTGGGTTTATGTGGGCAACTGTAATTGTTGGAATAGTATGTATTTTGTTCAACCGTTATATAGCCCTCATCACCTACGTTCCTTATAAATATTATTTCCCAGTACTAATAGTTTTTATAGTTTGGGCCTGTGTTCAATATACAGGTGGTTGGGAAGATTATGCTATACTTGGTATTTGTTCTTTGTTAGGAGTACTAGCAAAGAAATACAAGTTTAGTAGACCTGCTTTGTTAATGGCATTTATTCTAGCTGATAGAGTTGAAGCATTAACAATACAGCTAACTAAACTTTATACAGTAGATAGTTTACTTACTAGACCAATCTTCTTAATATTAGTATTAGCTATAATTATTTTATTTGGATGGGGAGTTACAAGAAGGAGTAAATTAGAGTATGCTTAAAGCAATAATACTAATACCATTTTTATTTTTAGGAATGGCATTATTTTATATACTGATAGGTATACCTATGGGACTAGCTGTAATGCTAGATTGGTTTAATAATAAATTTATTAAAGGAGAAAAAATATCATGAGTTGGTTTAAAAATTGGCCTACTTTAACTGAGCTATTCTTTGGTACAGAAGAAAAGAAAAAGCCAGTAAAAAAAGTGGCGCCTAAAGTTAAAACAGAAAAAAAGCTCACTAAAAAAGAACTTTCTAAATTAACTAAAGTTCAATTAGAAGAATTAGGAAGACAAAAAGCTGGTATCGAGCTTGATAGACGACTAACCAAAGATAAGTTAGTTGCTCAATTACATAAAAAACTATAAAGGAAAATAAAATGAGAAAATTACTTTTAACTATACTATTAACGTTAGGTATATGTACTTCAGCACTCGCTGAATATACATTTGTTGTACCTCAAAAACCAGGAGCAGGAACTAGTCAATGGGCGGCAATTATTGCTGAACAACTAGAACCTTTTTTAGGTGAAAAAATTGTAATATCACATCAACCTGGTGCTAGAGATATACCTGGTTTTAATACATGGCATAATGAGATGCGAGATGACGACAAAGTTGTTATGGTATCACATGGTGGTAACGGAGTAGCATTTTTACAAGAAGAAGTTGATTACAATTACGGTGAATACACGTCAATTGGATTAATGAATCTTAATATTATTGCTGGGAAGTTAAAAGGTGCTGATATGGATAACCCAAGTTTTGCCGCAGGGTCAGGAATGGTGCCAGAAGCATTTGCTATGACACTATTAATTTGCGGACCAGGTAAAACTGTAGACGAATACATAACTTGTTTTAAAGAACACGTTACTTGGGTAGCTGGTATGAGCGGTGGAGAAAGACGTTTAGCATTTAAACGTGGAGAGTTAACAGGAACAAGAGAAAATCCTGCGGCTTATAAGAAACACGTTGCTGGAAATGAAAATGCTGAAATTTGGTTCCATCACGGAATACTACAACCAGATGGTAGTCGCATAGACGATCCTAACTATCCTGGTTATCAGTTAGAAAACTTATTTGAAGAGCGATGGGGTGTAAAACCAAGTGGTGAATTTTATGATGCTTATAATCTTGTAAAATCTTTTAGAGATGGTTTACAAAAGGCAATGTGGGTTAATAAAGGAAATCCTAATGCCGCAAAACTTCAAAAAGCATTATTAGAAATGTCACAAGATCCAGATGCTATCGCAGTTATTACAGCTAAAGTTGGTAACTATGAATGGCTAATAGGTGATGCTGGTGATAATCAAAGAGATACACTGATGACATTTATTACAGCAGATGCTCTTAAAAATTTAGTTGAGTTTAATACAAAAGCATTGGGTTTAGCAAGTGTAGATAAAACAAAAATTTTATTACATTATGCGAATCAACCTGTAACTACTATAGATGAAAAACCAGAAGAACCCAAAAAAGAAGGTATTATTGGTTGGATTAAATCGTTACTAAAGAAAGATTAAATGATTGAGTTAGCACTAGCTAACGCGATATATGTTTTTTATAGAATGGCGATCTCTGGACCGTTAGTTAAGTTTTCTATAAACTATCTTCCTTACTACTTGGCCGTTTTTCTAATGGCCCAGTTAAGTTTTATATACGATAACATCATATTTTATAATTATTTTTCAGCTAATTCCTTTTTATGGATTGACATCATAGATGCGAATGTGTTATACTGTATAAGAGTATTGTGTGCTTGGTGGGTTATTAAGCAGTTATGGGATTGGATTGGAAACTACTGGGTAGCATTATTCATTGGAGCAGAGTTGACTTTTATAGTTGATTACTTTATAATAGGAAGTGTATATACATGAAGAATTGGGTATTTTTTACAGGAGCACCAGGAAGTCGTTGGAGTGGCGTAAGTCAAGTAATACGAGATACTTGGGAAGATGCTGATAACTCAGATTTATTAGATCCTAAAAAATTATACACACATCACAAATACAGCGGCCATAAAGGAAACTATTATGGTCCTAAGATGCTTAACGGTCATTGGTTAGATTATGAATTTGGCACAAAGGATATGTGGGAAAAGGAAATTAAACAAAGTTTTAAAGGTCTTCCTAATTCTGTAAAAGTTATTCTTAGCCACAATTTTGCTTATTACTTAGATGAATTAGTAAAAACTTTTCCTGATAGTAAGTTAGTATTGTGTTATAGACCAGACGACGAATGTTACAAATGGTGGCATGAAGCAGGTGGTTGGGATATTACATATCCTAGCTATGAATGGTATAGAGATAACACTACAATGAATCATCAGATAACAGAACAAAATAAAGCAATACTAGACTTTTGTTATAAGAAAGGCTTAAGGCTAGAACAACCAGGAAAAAACTGGTTTAGACAAAATTTTAAACGAAATATAGATTTTAAATTTGACAAGGATGTTTGGTTGGCAGTATGTTAGGTTTAACAGTATTTTATGATATGGGGTGCGGTGGACAATATTTGTCTGGCGCAATAGCTAAAGCCTTAGAAGATAATGTTTCTCCTTATACATTTAAATTACACGATGATCAGCCAAAAAAAATGAATCGTAATAGATGGTTTTTTAATGTTGATAAAAAAGATTACCAAAAAGACAAAGTTAACATTTTTGTAGACGAGTGTCATCAACCGTGGAAATTTACTGAAGAACGTGCCTCTAGAAGTCAAAAAGATTCAGGGCAATTTTCAAAAATAGTTAAAATTAAAATCACAACAAAAACACATTGGGAAATAATATCTGTTAGGTTAAATCAAATTATAAAAAATAATAATAGTAATTCACCAGACTGTGAATTTACAAGTTTGTGGGAACACAATCCACCACAACAAAAGCCGTATTTAAATAACGAGTTACCGAATCCTATGGATTTTGTAATGAAGTCGAGAAAAATAAAATTTGATATTGAATTCCCGTATATGGGTTTTTATCACAGGCTGAAACAAGATAAATTTTGTAATGAATTATCTTCTATACTTGGTGTACCTGTAAATAATGAGATATTTTCTAAAATGTGTAAAGACTGGACAACTGAAAATAGTAAGTTGTATAAGAAACATATAAAAATAGACAATGAATTACGTGAGTATTTAGATATATGAAAAAAGACTTATTAGATTATTTTGGAAAAAGTTGGAAACCTGATTACTCATATTTTAAGTATAGTGGTTGGGCATTACTTGATAAAGTTCAATCAGACGAAGAAATTTTAGATATTGGCTGTGGTTATAATTTATTTAAAAAGCATTGGGGTAATAAATTATATGGTATTGATCCAGCAAATGACGAAGCAGATGAAGTTGTTGGAATTATGGAATTCCAAACAGACAAACAATGGGACGTTATTTTAGCATTAGGAAGTTTAAATTTTGGAACAATTGAAGATGTTGAACCACAAGTTGAAAAAGCAGTTAGTTTATTAAAGAAAAACGGTCGAATATATTGGAGACAAAACCCAGGAGTTGGAGATCATCCTTGGAAAGGTGTTGAAGTAGTTAAGTTTTTTCCTTGGACAATTGATTTAAATTACGAATGGGCTCAAAAATATGGATGTGAAGTAGTTGAGTGTAAATGGGATTCGAGTAATCGGATCTACGCCGAATGGAAAAAAAGTTAAAAAAAGGTTGACAAGTACCACGGTTTTATGTAATAATATACTTGTTAATAAAAAATTAACAGGCCATTTATTATTTAACTTTAAGGTAAAGATGATAAATATAACGTTAGAAGCATAATTGGGATTATGTTTTTATCAAGGCAAAATAAACATAGGCACATAGGAGGCACACATTATGGCATCATTAGCCGAAATTAGAGCGAGGCTACAAGCTCAAGAAACACGCCAATCAGGCGGTAGCACAGGTGGCGACAACGCTATCTTCCCTCACTGGAATATCCAAGAAAACGAAACAACAACATTAAGATTTCTTCCTGACGGAAATTCAGGAAACACATTCTTCTGGGCAGAACGTCAAATGATTCGATTACCTTTTCAAGGTATTAAAGGTCAAGTTGACAGTAAGCCGGTAACGGTACAAGTACCGTGTATGGAAATGTGGGAAGCCATTGGTTCATGTCCAATTTTAACTGAGGTTCGTCCTTGGTTTAAAGACAGCTCACTAGAAGACATGGGTCGTAAATATTGGAAAAAACGTTCATACGTTTTCCAAGGTTTTGTTCGTGATAATCCGTTGACTGAGGAAAATACACCTGAAAACCCAATTAGACGTTTTATAATGGGACCACAACTCTTTAATATTATTAAAGCAAGTTTAATGGACCCAGAAATGGAAGAATTACCAACTGATTACACAGCTGGTTTAGATTTCCGTGTAACAAAAACAACTAAAGGTGGATATGCTGATTATTCAACTTCAACTTGGTCACGTAAAGAAACACCGTTGACTGCTGAAGAGCAAACAGCTATCGATACTAACGGATTGTTTAATTTAAACGATTTCTTACCTAAGAAACCGTCAGAAACTGAATTAAAAATCATCAAACAAATGTTTGAAGAATCAGTTGATGGCAAACCTTACGATACTGAGAGATTTGGTGCTTATTATCGTCCGGCAGGGGTAAGTGCTCCAAGTACTACTAATACTTCAAAAAAAGAGGCAACACCGTCTCCCGCTCCGACTGTCTCAGAACAGTCTGTTGCCAAAGCTACAACTGAAGAAGTAAGTACAGAAAAGGTAGCACCAGAACCGATTCAGACGGAATCGACTTCTGCTCCAAAGGCTTCAAGTGAAACAACTAGTCCAAAGAGAGCTCAAGATATACTCTCTATGATTAAGGAACGTTCACAACAGAAGTAGTCTTAGTAAGATACGAGTGTAGTAGACTTAGGTCTGCTACACTCTTTAACCAATATGGAAGGTAGATATGGCAAAACCATTCGATGTAAGTAAATTTAGAAGAGATATAACAAAATCCATAGACGGATTAAACATTGGGTTTCATGATCCAACAGATTGGATTTCAACAGGTAATTATTGTTTAAACTACTTGGTTAGTGGCGACTTTAATAAAGGTGTACCATTAGGCAAAGTTACAGTATTTGCTGGAGAATCAGGTTCAGGTAAAAGTTATTTCGCGGCAGGTAATATTGTAAAGGCCGCACAAGAACAAGGAATTTTTGTAGTACTAATTGATTCAGAAAATGCTTTAGATGAAACTTGGCTTCATGCTTTAGGCGTTAGCACAGATGAAGATAAGTTATTAAAGTTATCAATGAGTATGGTTGATGATGTAGCTAAAACAATTTCAACGTTTATGAAAGATTATAAAACAATGGAGCCGGAAGAAAGGGCTGAAACTAAAGTATTGTTTGTAATTGACAGTTTAGGTATGTTATTAACACCAACTGACGTAGATCAATTTGACAAGGGTGATATGAAAGGTGATATGGGTCGTAAACCTAAAGCCTTAACAGCTCTTGTTCGTAATACAGTTAATATGATCGGTGCTTACAATGTTGGCATGGTATGTACAAACCACACTTATGCTTCGCAGGATATGTTTGATCCAGATGATAAAATATCCGGTGGTCAAGGGTTTATATATGCTAGTTCAATTGTAATAGCAATGAAAAAATTGAAACTAAAAGAAGACGAAGCAGGTAACAAGATAAGTGATGTTAGAGGTATTAGAGCAGGTTGTAAAGTAATGAAAACACGTTACTCTAAACCGTTTGAAGGAGTACAAGTAAAAATTCCTTATGATAGAGGAATGGACCCTTATAGTGGTTTACTTGAAATGTTTGAAAAGAATAATTATGTTGTAAAAGAAGGAAACAAGTTAAAGTATATTACAGCAAATGGGCAGGAAATTAAAGAATTTCGTAAAGGCTGGACAGGTGAAAAACTACAGATAGTTATGGATGATATAGTTTCTGCTGATCTAAAAAGTACAAATGATAATATAAGTACTGAAGAATCAGAAGAAGAAATAACAACCACGGAGTAGTTTAAATGAGCGAAGATGTAGTAGATATTATAGTCGAGACCTGGAGAACTTTACAAGAATATATTCCTGAGAAGGATAAAGATAAAGCAGGAGAACATTGGGTACGAGTATTACAAGACAATGGTGTAGAAAATGAAGTACTTAATGCTTTGGCTGATACAGATGAAATAATGGAAGAACATTGTACAAATGCTATGGAAGAACCTTTGTATGACGAAGAAGAAGATTTAGAAACTGAGGACAATGACAATTATTAGTAAAAATTGGTACGGAAAGATAGTACATGATTTAGGCGCTATACCAGATTTTCTTGATTGGTATAACGAAGAGTTAAAACAAGCTCGTTATGATGCCGGCATTCACGGCAACGTAGAAAAAAACCTAAAGGAACTTCCGGCACAAACAGAAGTCCGATTTAGTCAGCTTCAAGAGATTGAGGCTGTTCTAAATCTTCTTAATATTAGACTTCGAAAAATTAGACAAACTTATTTTAAAAAATATCTAGAAAACTATGCTAGGGCATTATCTACAAGAGATGCTGAAAAGTATGTTGATGGTGAAGATGAAGTTATTGATTTTGAAACACTTATTAATGAAGTAGCTTTATTGAGAAACCGTTATTTAGGTATAATGAAAGGGCTTGAATCCAAGAACTTTCAAATTGGTCATATAACTAGACTCAGAACGGCAGGTATGGAAGATGTTAGCGTATAATAAAGTAAAAAACCTTTTAACAGAATGGCAAAAAGACGAGTGGTTTGATACAATATCACAGCAAAAATCAGTTATCGATGAAAAAGAATTTCAGCAACATTCTATTCGACATAATACATTAAAAATTTTAATGGATGATATGAAAAGAAATTTAACTCAATATGATAAAGTTAATACTAATGAAAACTTAGATAAGTTAATAACGAAATATAAGAAAGCTAGTGAATATTATGATAACTACAAGTATCAATCAATGATAGAAGGTATAAAACATGGATCTACTATTAAATAACCATCAAACAAGAGGGTTACACTCTCTCAAATTTTTATCAGCACTAGAACAGCACGGAGAAATGATGTCAAGTATTTCTTCAGTATTAGATGTTGAATCTGGTATAGGTTTAGACACAGAGTGGTGGGCTACTAGAATGGATGACGATGAGAAGAATCCAAAGCCATTAGAAATTGATGTAACAGCTTGTTCTAGAATGGATGAAATGAAGCAAGAAGTTTTATCTTTAGATCGAGTAACATTTAATCGTACTCAAAAAAACTTTTGGGAATATTATCAATCTATGAGAAAGGGTTCTAAATTATTTGATGTTGTTTGGGCCCATTGTGTATTACATAAATTTACTAATTTTTATGATGTTTTATGTAATATTAATACACTACAAGAAAAAGACGGATTGTTATGTATAACAGTTCCAAAAATTCATAATATGTTTTATGGTGACCCTGATTATAGAGTATATACAGATTGTCATTCTGATATTAATATAGTAAATTTAATTTATGGGTTAGCGTTGGCAGGATATGATTGCCGTGATGCTTATTTTTTACAAGAAAAGAATAGTAATTTAATTAATGCTATAGTTTATAAAAACACTGATGAAACATATGAAGTTGGATCTGTTACACCTTATGATTTAATGGAAATGGATCGCTTACCTCCTTCTATGGTAAACCAGCTTAATAAAGTTGGATATCTTTCAAATAAAAATTTACTTCTTAGTTGGATTGATGGTACGTTGATAGACTATTCAACAATCTAGCCCAAGGTATTCCACTCTCAATTTCTTCAACTGTCCATTCTGTATGTGCTAGTTCTATTAGCCATTGTTCTCTATCGGGGTATTCTTTATCTAAATCTTTTGGATGAACACTAACAGGATATGTTAAACTTTCAGGACCAGTCCATGCTGGCACACCGTTAATAGTGGCTTCCATTCCAGGGTTGCTACTTTCACTAACAACCAATTTGGCATTTTCTAGTGCTGTATTAAAATCATAATTATCGTATGTTCCTTCTATATGATTAGTTGCCATATATTTTACAGCATATTTTAATTGTAAATCAATTTCATTCATATAGTGAATTCCACGTAGATGTCTAGGGTGTTCTCTTAAAAATATTGGAGCATCTGTGTGATTTCTAATTTCTAAAATTCTATTTTCATAGTATTGATCAATATGAGGCAAATTTATCCATTGTTCGCTTTTTTGATGTTGCCCACATATAATAATATTCTCTCCATTAGTTTTCCAAGGCTTTAGTTCTATACCTAATTTTTTAGGTCTATTAACATCTAAATTTTCTTTATTACAAAAATTAGCACGACCGTTAATGCCATCTATACCAACTTTCCATGTAGTGTTACGATTAATACCGCCAACTTCTAAAACTACTATAGGTTTTCCTTGTTTTTTAAATTCTTTCCATATAAGTTTATTTGCGGCCATTTTGCCATGCCATAATAAACTCCAAATAACAGCCACATCGGCGTCAATACTATTTTCTAAAACGGTATCAGTTTCAGCTACAGCTTTCATCATTGATTTAAAAACTGGTATGCCTGCTTTACTTGAATTTTTAGTGAAGAAAGATACTTTCATAAAACTATTTACAATAAATATCACTGAGCAACTCAATTAATGGATAGGAAATTCAATGTTATACGGCTATAGCACCAGACGAAAAACAACAACAAAGGTTGTCCGGGTATTTACAACAGGATCTGGTGGCGAATTTAAAGACATATCCGTATTAGAACAAGAAGGAATACCATCTAATACAACGTATCTTACTAGCTTTGGAATTTTAAGAGGAACAGCAGAAGTATATAAAAAAGCAATAGCAAATAATATAAATTATTTACATATTGACCATGCTTACTTTTTAGCAGGGCACCATAAACATAAGGACCCGTGGTATCGTGTTAGTAAAAATGGCATTAATCTTAAACAATTAAACAAAGTATTCCCTCAAGATCGGTTCGATCATTATTTTAAATCATCAGTAAACATTAAACCTTGGCGGGTTAAATCAACAGGACATATATTAGTTCTCCCGCCTACCCAACCAACGGCATGGTATTTAGGTGCTGATAACTGGTTGAATGATACAGTAAATTGGTTACAAACTCATACTGATAGGCAAGTAATTGTTAGATATAAACCTCCAGTAACGTTTTGTGATTCTTTTGGGTTTCCGTTACAGCATGAACTAATAGAACAAAAGAAAAACGAAATGAAACCATTAGTTAGACAAACATCCTTTGAAGAAGATATTCAAGATGCTTATTGTGTAATAGCTTATAATAGTGGTGCTGTAGTTAAAGCAATATCAGAAGGTGTGCCAGTGTTTAGTACTGATCAAGCACCTAGTTGGCCAATAAGTTTTGATTTAAGTGATATTAATAACACTAAAAGATTATCACAAGAACCAGATCGTCAAAGATGGTTTAATGCTTTAGCATATCACCAGTTTCATTTGAGTGAAATGGAGAATGGCACAGCTTGGAATTTGATACAGGAGTGGGTATTATGACGAAAAAAAATAATCTTGTATTTTCTAAGAATAATGTATTTGGATATGCTTATAATCCAGACACATTAGAATCAGATATTTTAACAGAAATTCATGCCGGTGGAAAAATTATATATCTTGTTAAAGAACAACTAGGCAGGGGTAAGGATGGTAGTACTTATTTTTGTGAACGTAGTGATGATAAAAGTAAATGGGCAATAAAAGTACAATCGCATTATGGTCGAGCTTTTTATCATAGGACAGAATCAGTACAAAGAATTTATGAAAAAGTAAATTTAGATAAAGAGTTTAATGATCTTATTAGATTTCCTGAACAAATATCAACAGCAGGTAAAGTTTATGAAGTAATAGGATATCCATGTAATGAACCATACATTAAGTATGATCCTATAAATCGTAAAGAAGAATGGATTAAAGCACTTATTGAAATTGCTAGATTAAATTCTAAATTGCTAGAGCACAATATGGCAATATGGGATTATGGTTTTGTCGGAATAGCCGATTTAAAAGATTCAAAGTTTAAAAGTGGTTTAAATTATATGAAACATTATGAATCGGGCAAAACACGTTGGGTTGACTATGGCGGAAATGCTTTTTGTATGCCAGAAGGAAATACTATTTTAGCAAAATGGCAAGGGTATGAAAAAAAGAATAAGTACGTCGAATCATATAAAAGGCCCATGTTAGGTGTACTTAATAGTACAATGTTGAAGTGGTATTTTTTATTACATATTGAATATCATAGAACCCCAGATGATGATATACATACTAAAAATTTTATAGAAGGTATAGCATCAATGCTTCAGATTAGTAATAAATTTAATAAGATGTTTGAAACAACAGACGAGTCATTATTTGAAAGTGGTACTTGTAAGAAACTTATTAGAGATACAAAGAAATTAGATTGGACAAAACCTAAAACATGGAGAGTAGTTCAAGAAACATTAAATGGTTTGAAATAGGAATTAAATATGATTAAAAAGACTGTATATGCTATTCTAATAATACTAGTACCAACATATCTTATGGCATATCTAACCGATAAAATGATTTACGTTATACCTATGTTAGCTGTATGTACAATAATTGTCGCCCAGCTACATAGTAGTCAACAAAAAAGGGTTGACGATGATGGTGGCAATATTACAGATATAGGAAGTAGGAAAGATGAAGGGTGATAATGAAAATAGGTAATTATGATTTTGATTTTTTTAGTTGGATTTCACGGTCAGAATTAGTAGAGTTAGATAAAATAGACCCAGCACATGATCCAGTAAGACCAGAATTAAGTAATGAATTTCGAAAAGAAAAAGGTAGAAAAATATTTGGTTTAAAATATAAAGATGAGATAGAAGGTGTAATTTGTGTTGCTTATACAGATGATATACCTACTACTGTTAAAGAACTAGATTTGATGAGTAAAGATGAAGGTAAAATAGCAGTAGCATATACAGTATGGTCTTTGAAAAAAGGAGCAGGGAAAAAGATTATGGAAGAGCTTTTAAGATACATGAAAGCAAAAGATAAAGTAGATAGCATAATGACTTTATCACCATTAACACCTATGGCCACACATTACCATATTAGAAATGGTGCTAGATTAATTAATATTAATCCTACAACACAAAATTTTGAGTACAAAGTATGAAAAAATACGATCAGACTATAAACGAAAAGACAGTACCAAACAAATACGTTAGATGGTTTTGTTATGTCTTACTATTTAGATATGTATGGGATATAACAACACTATTTGAAAAGTATTTGCCAATGGAAACAGTATATAAAGTTTGTGGTTTAGGTTGGAAAAAACTAGGTTACTATGTATTTTGGTTATTATGGTTTATTTTATTAGTAGTCGGACTTTATCATTTACTAGGCGAAGAAACATTTAATATGATAGTAGACGAGATAGCAGAATGAAAATAAATTGTGTAACAACTTTTAATAAACGATTATATGATGAGTATGCTCATCGGTTCATGAGAACATATAATTGGCCGTTTGAATTAACTGTTTACAGTGAAGATAGCATACCCGAAGTTGAGCATGAAAATACTTTTGATATTATACCACAATGTAAAGAGTTTGTTGAAAGAAATAAAGACAGGGAAGTTCCAGATCTTAGAAATGATACTTTTAAGTTTGATGCTGTTAGGTTTTGTTACAAAGTATATGTTTATATACATGAAATATTAAAACAAATTAAAGCAGGTACAGATGGATTAATATGTATAGATGCCGATAGTGTATTTTATAATCCGATTGATATAGAATGGATGAAGGAACATATACATCGCGATGATTGTATGTTAACTTATTTAGGTAGACCGAGACCAGATTATAGCGAGTGTGGTTATCTATATTTTAATTTAAAACATCCGCATACTAAACAATTTGCTGAAGCAATGAAAGAAATGTACGATTCAGATTTGCTTTATAATGAACAAGAATGGCACGACAGTTGGATATGGGACGTAGTAAGATTAAAATTTGAAAATGAAAAAGGAACTTTAAACCATAACATTGGCGATGATCAAAAAGGTCATGTTCAATGTAGAAGTATATTAGGACAAATATACGATCACACAAAAGGACCACGAAGAAAAAAAGCAGGACGTAGTGGAGAATTCAGAGGATAAAATGAATAACGTTTATATAGGATGGGATAGTAGAGAGGATATTGCTTATCAAGTTTGTGAGCATAGTATTCTTAAGAGATCTAAAACAACAAATGTATTACCGTTAAAACAAAATGAGTTAAGAGATAAAGGCGCATATACTAGAGAAGTAGATAAGTTAGGTAGTACAGAATTTACGTTTACTAGATTTTTAGTTCCATTTTTAAACAACTATGAAGGCTGGGCTATGTTCTGCGATTGTGATATGGTATTTTTAACAGATGCTAAAGAAATATTTGATCAAGCAGATGACAAATATGCTGTAATGTGTGTTCAACATGAATATAATATCAGTGAAGGTACTAAAATGGATAACCAGTTACAACTACCATATCCGCGGAAAAATTGGAGTTCTGTTGTTTTGTTTAACTGTGGACACCCTAGCAATAAAAAGTTAACTAGTGAGCTTATTAACGACCCTAACACCACCGGAAAATACCTCCATAGGTTTAGTTGGTTAGATGATTCGGAAATAGGTAGTCTACATCACAGTTATAATTGGCTTGTTGGTTGGTATAAAGAAACAGCAGATGTAAAACCAAAAGTTTTACATTATACCTTGGGAGGACCTTGGTTTGATAATATGAGGAATTGTGAGTACAGTGATATCTGGAAAAAGGAAGTTATTAATCTATACTCTAGTCAATAATAATGTCTAAAATTGTATTAGTAACTGGCGGATTTGACCCATTACATTCAGGTCATATTGCTTTGTTTAAAGAAGCAAGAAAACTTGGTGATAAACTAGTTGTCGGTCTTAATTCAGATGAATGGTTAAGGCGTAAAAAAGGAAAACCTTTTATGCCTATGAAAGAGCGTCTTGCTGTTGTTGAAGAATTAAGATGTGTAGATCAAGCTATTACATTTAATGATACAAATATAAATGGTGACCAAGTTTGGACTGATGGAACTGCCATAGATGCTATTGAAAAAGTTCTTGCTGGTAATGTGTTTAACGTAGGTTCAAAAACTGCTTCTTGGGAAGATACTGTTATATTTGCTAATGGCGGTGATCGAACAAGAGAAAATATACCAGAAGTTTCTCATTATTATGATGAAAGCCAGGTACAATTTGTTTTTGGTGTAGGTGGAGAAGATAAAAAGAATTCAAGTAGTTGGTTATTAGAAAATTGGAAGGCACCTAAAGTTGTTCGTAGTTGGGGGCATTATAGAAACTTATATAAAGGCAAAGGATTTATGGTTAAAGAATTAGTTATTAACCCACATAGTAGTTTGAGTATGCAACGTCATCAAAACAGAAGTGAAACTTGGAACCTTGTTAGTGGTGAAGCTGAAGTATTAGTTAATTGGACATTAATGGGTAATCCATTTGATGGAGCAAATGTGTGGACGTTGGCTCCTGCTAATCCTGTTGATATAGCAAAAGGGTATTGGCATAAAGGTAGAAACAAAAGTGATAAGCCAGCACATATTATTGAAATATGGAAAGGCGAAACTAACAAGCTAACAGAAAATGATATTGAACGGTGGTATGAACATGATGTATCCAATTAAACCTGTCGAGTTACCCCAATCAGTAGAAGGTGGTTACCAGCCTGATTGGTATGAAAGAGATTATTTTAAAAGTGTTGATGGAAATAAAGAATTTCCAAACCATCATTGTAAAGTTACATGGGTAGCCAGTATACCACATATTGATTCGTTTAATAATGCTATTGATATTGGATGTAGAGATGGAGAATATGCTAGGTATCTAGCAAACAACTTTAATCACGTATATTGCTTTGATTATAGACCAAGAGCATATTTTACTCATAACATACCCCTAGACAAAATAACTTTATTTCATACAGGACTAGGTGAAGCAGAAAAAGTTATTAAAGTTAGTGGCGGTGCTAATATGATGGTTGAGAGGGTAGGAGAAAAAACAAACTGGCAAGATCATAGAATTTATGCTTTGGATCAGTTTGATATACCTCAAGTAGATTATATTAAAATAGATGTTGATGGATTTGAAACAAGAGTATTAGCAGGCGCAAAAGAAACTATTCTAAAACACAAACCTGTACTAGTAGTAGAAGCAGAAGCAGGTGATACATCTGGAATAGATTATTGTCGAGAACATCTCAATTATGATATTGTTGCTTGGGATAGTTATAACCGAAACGTGGTAATGAAATGAAAAATGTAAAAGGTTGGTGGATGCCAGATTATGACTACCACTTTGAAAAGCAAATAATTGAAGGGCATTATCAAAAGTATAGTAGAGACTTTACTCTTAAAAAGGTAAAAGACTTTAATACAATAGCAATAGATATTGGTGCTAATATTGGATTTTGGACAAGTCCTCTCTGTGAAAAATTTAATCATGTTCATGCTTTTGAACCTTTCCTAGATAACTGTAAATGTTTAGAAAAAAATGTCACTAGTGAAAACTATACATTATATAATTTAGCATTAGGCAAAGAAGAAAAAGATGATCAAGTATTGTATTCAAATGCTAAAAATTGTGGTGCTGGTAGTTTAAATAGTGAATGGGCAACAACAGATAGTGGAGAAACAACTTCAGTACATACATTAGATAGTTACAATTTAACCAACGTTGGGTATATAAAGATAGACGTACAAGGTACAGAGGAAGAAGTAATACTAGGGTCATTGGAAACTTTAAAAAATAATGACGTATGTTTAGTAGTAGAGTTGCCTAGACGAAGTCAACAAGAAAAACACACCCACAGAAAAATGAAAGAACTATTAGCGTCACATGGCTATAAGTGGCAACCAAGACAATTTAAAAAAGAGGCTGTGTTTTTAAAATGATTGACCATTGTTGTAAGTTTTGTTATAATAGTATTATAGAGAAATTATTATGAATGTAAAATTAGTATCGTATACACAACCTACAGACGAATATAAGCATTTAGGTCTTGATAATATACAAGAGTTAATAGCCTATTGTGCCAAAGTAAGCAATCCAAGTAATCAAGTAAACAAAGCAACTAGTGAAAAGTTAATTAAGTATTTGATTAAACATCAACATTGGTCACCTTTGGAAATGGTTAATGCCTGTTTGGAAATTAAAACAACAAGAGATATTGCTCATCAAATAGTTAGACATCGTAGTTTTAGTTTTCAAGAATTTAGTCAACGTTATGCTGACCCTACACAAATGGAAGATTGGTATACTACTAAAGAAACAAGATTACAAGACCCTGTTAATAGACAAAATTCAATTCCAACAGAAGATGTTCAATTAACTATGGATTGGTTTAGGTATCAACAAGGAGTCATAGAAGCCTCTGAAAGAGCTTATGAATGGGCAATAACTAACGGAATAGCTAAAGAACAAGCTAGAGCAGTTTTGCCAGAAGGATTAACTAAAACAACTTTGTATATGAATGGTACTTTACGAAGCTGGGTACATTATATTGATTTAAGAAGTGCTCACGGAACACAAAAAGAACACATGGAAATAGCTCACGCCTGTGCTATAGCTATAGCAAAGATTTTTCCATTAATAGGAGATATAGCATGACAGTAAAAGCAGGAAAAGTATGGGGACAAACAGAATTAATACACGCCAATGGTGTATTAGAATTTCATAGAATAGAATTTAAAGCAGGATTTAAATGTTCAGAACATGAACACAAATATAAGTTTAACGGATTTTTTGTAGAGTCAGGAAAGATGCTTGTTCGTGTTTGGCAAGATAATGATCAAGACGGATTAATAGACGAAACAATTTTAAGTCCAGGAGACTTTACAGTAGTTAAGCCTGGAATGGTCCATCAATTTGAGGGCATAGAAGATGGTGTTGCTTTTGAATTGTATTGGGCAGAGTTTAACCATAATGATATAGTTCGTAGAACGATAGGTAGAAAAGTATAATGGTAAATGTAGCTTGTGTTTGGGTACCACCAAAGTATGATATTTCTTATGTACAGAAATTATACAATAGCGTCAAACGACATCTACATCAACCTTTTAATTTTTATTGCTTAACAACAGAGTTAAATGTAAATATACCTGGTGTTATACCTATAGAACTTCCTGTTGATGAACAATTTCAAAAAGGTAATAAAGCCTGGTGGTATAAAACTAATATGTTTAATGAACAACAATGGGAAGGTCTTGTATTATATTTAGATTTAGATACTGTAATTGTAGGACAATTAGATAAATTGTTTGAGAATTCACCAGAAGAATTTAATATATGTCAAGATTTTAATAGACACTCTATGCCAGATTACCATGTAAGTAATAGTTCTGTTATGATGTTCAAGGCTAATTCTTTTGTTAAATATTATGTAGACTTTTTAAATGATAAAACAAAAATTATTAATAAGTTTAAAGGCGACCAAGATTGGTTAACAAGTATTTTAGGCGACAACAAAGTTTGGTGGCCTAAAAAATGGGTAATGAGTTATAAATGGGAAGTATTAAACGGCGGATTAAAAAGAATGGGTACCACAGAATACAATTCAGATATTACAACAATAGATAATGATACAAGTGTATTAGTTTTTCATGGTAGTCCAAATCCTTCTGAACTTGCTAATGATCCTATAATAGCAGAGAATTGGGTATGATAACAACTAAAAAATGTAGACACGGTTCATATACTTTTTTTGATAATGATATTATTATTGGAAAAAGTTTAAATGTATATGGCGAATATTGTGAATGGGAAATAATGTGTTTAGAACAAATAATAGAACCAGACTGGCATATAGCTGATATAGGTGCTAACATTGGAACCCATACAGTACCTTTTACAAGATTAGCACATAAAGGTCATGTACACGCCTTTGAACCAAATGAATATTCTAGAGGATTATTAGAACGTAATTTATTAGATAATAAAGTTACTAATGCTACAGTATTTCCTTATGCTTTAAGTAGAAGTGCTGGTAATAGATATTTAAGTAATTACAATCCTCAAAAACCTGGCAACTACGGTGAATCTAGTTTAAATACAAGTGGCGAATATATGGAACTAGTTCCTACAATGAGATTAGATCAAATGCAATTTACGAGATTAGATCTTTTAAAAGTAGATGTAGAAGGAGAAGAATTATCTGTATTTAAAGGAGCCAAACATACATTGGCAAAACATTTACCTAGTGTATTTGTTGAATGTAATGATGAAACACATCTTACTCATATATATACTAGATTTAAAAAATTAGGATATGAAAAAATGTATTGGTGTCCTGTTAGGAATTTTAATCCAGATAATTATAATAATTTTGAAAAAAATATATTTGGTAGTAGCGGGGTAATTAACTTGTTAGTAATATCACCTAAGATAAATGTTAAATTTGAATATTTAGAACCTGTATTAGATGAAAATGATAGTTATAAAAAAATGTATGCTAGAGTGTCTAATGATTTAACTAAAGCTAATAAACTTTTATAACCAATCAAATCCAGCCCAACCATCCGAATGTCTTCCATAATCTTCAACAGGAATGCTACCTATTATTAAACTATCTTTTGGTAGTTTAGATTTTAAGTTTTGGTATAAGTCAATAGATGTGCTGTATCTAGATTTAATGTTATAAATGTTATCAACATCACTTGCTATCATTGAACCAGTACTACTAGTATTATAACAATTACTAAACCAAAATACTGTAGGCTTATTATCTAAGTTTTTAAAAATAATATCTTGTCCCATTGAATCAGTAACAACATTAAGAGAGCACCAAACAATGTTTTTATTAACTTCTGCTTCTTTTAAGTCTGCCATAGTGTCGATAATATTTTCAATTCCGTCCCAGAGTTTAATTTCTCTTTGCCAAAGATCGTCCCATTCTTTTGGTCCTGCTCCTGGTCTTGTACCTTCTTGTAATTGACCACTAGCTAATAGTACTCCTTTAGCAATAGGGTCTTTTATCGCCCAATCATGTAATGGATAAGAACCATCCCATGATAGTATCATTTCTTTAGCAAAAGCAATAGGAAGACTACTAATGTCAAAAAGAACTAAAGGTTTATCAGGTGTCCAACCTAATTTATGTAACATCCAAGCAAATTTTAATCCGCTCGGTAACATAACAAATTGATCAAAGTTTGCCTTAGTACGAATTGCTTTCTTTATACCACCATTCCAATATTTTTCAGTATTGTACATATGATGGACTAAAGTATATCCTCCTAATGAAATTGAAATTACATTTCTAAAATAATTATTAGTTTGCCAATCATCTGTAATAGTTAAAGCATCTTGATAATCACTTGAGTTTAATGTTTCTTTGTTATTAGTATCAAATGTATTATAGGTAGCAATAATAGAACCACAATGTGATTTAACTTCACCTGCTTTTTTTGTATGTTGAAGATGTACTAACATCATTAAAATATCTTCACTAATATTTTTATTGTTGTCAGTAATAGTAAAATACCCAGCTGTTGGACATTGTTCAACAGAAGAATAAATTCTATCACCAAAACAATATGAAACTATTTTAGAAAAGAATTTAGTATTTTGATTCATAGTTTTAGGAACTATAATAGAATAATTGTCTCTCATTATTTCATAGTATTCAGTATATTTCATATTATATTTCCTCTGGGGATTTTTCAGGTCTAATTATATCTTCTTTTTCATCAAAAATTGGATAACGTCCATATATAATATCTTTTTTGTTTAGTCTCTTTTTAAATACCTCATACCAGTCTAGTTCGTTTTCTTTACTACCATTCGACCACATACGACTAGCATGACTAGTAAAGATGTTACTTACAAACCAAAAAGTTCTTCCATTTGTTGAAGATGCTAATTTTTTTGTTATATAACCATCACTTATAATATTTAAATTAGCATAAGATAGTTTACCATTAGCTGATGCCCATTGTAGTTCTCGAAAAAATTCTAGAAATGATTGTTCATCGCCCCATCTTTTCATTTCTTGATCCCATAAAGAATCTAAATGTTCTTTACTCTCTTTAATTCTTTCCTCTGAAAAATCTTCAATCCATCCAGATTTAATCATTATACTTTTAGCAAGATCATTTGACATAACAAAGTCAGTATAAGATTGGTCCCACGGAGACCAATAACTTATTAAGTTTTCTACAAATAATAATTGTAACCCACTAACATCGAATAATGTTACATATTGATTTTCTCTTGGGTTCCAATTATTAGTATGTAATAACCATGCCCATAACCAACCCGAAGCAACCATCATATAGTGACCAAATTCTTTGTTGTTAATTTTTTCAAAAGGGTTTATATATATTTCTGTATTAAAAGCAAAAATATTACTCCGCCAAGGACTAATTGATTCATCAATTTTTAATGTTGTTAAATCATTACAAACAGGTCTGTCAAGAGTAGAAAATTCTTCTAATGTTTTGTCAGTAATACAATCTTCTAAAGTGTTTCCTTGTCCACCACGAACTATTAAAGGGTCTCTTTGTTTTAAAAGATGAATGTTACCAGTACTAATATTTTTTTGTTCACGAATGTGTTTGATTAACATTTCAATAAACAATGTTTCACAAAATTTAGCATTATGCTCTACAATAATAGCATAGTTACTTTTATATTCGAGTGCTTCTTTTAGTGTTTTAACAGTTTGTACATTATTAACAACGTTATTAACAAGTAAACTATAGAAATATGTTTCTTCGTTTGGGTTTACTAATATTAAGTCAACTTTAGATTCTAATATCCTTTGGGCATTAGGATATTCGTTATCATCAACTTTGTATTTGTTAAAATCTTTGTTAAAATCAGATGTCAAGTTCGCCGTCCTCAATATAATCAGTCATATTCTCTAGCAACCAATTGTGCTTTTTCAAATCTTTTTCTGATTCATAGTACACAAATTGTCTGAATGGATTTATTCTGTTATCAAATTTATGAATTTCATATCCTTTTTGTAAAAATTTACATATCCAATTCCATCCATAGAACAATTTATTACTTGGAGGAGGTATATCTGTACCAGTTGATGTTAATATGCCATCGTTATCTACTATTTCAGGAAATAATTGTCCAGCATCTGGACCGTCTCTACGATTGCCAAAAAATAATCTACCGGCTTCTTTAAAATGTACTAAATTTACAACTATAACATACGGCATTAAACCCCACCAACGATCACCTTCGGTATCAACTTTGTGTATATGGGTAGCTAGAACACTACACTCAGTATTTTTTTCCATATAGTTTATAGCCCTAATAGTAAATTCACGAGCAATAACACTACCTGGTGCCTGTATAATAGCAAATTTTGATTCAGATTTTTGTATAGCTTTTAGAATACCTAGTTCAATAACAGGGCCTGAATATTCAAAAGCAAACATATCTTTAAGTTCGTCATGGTTTGCTTTAGTTAATATAAAACCAGTATCACCACTTTCATCCATAGTATCAATTTTATCGTCTAGGAATTTACGATAATCCCAATATACTAAAGCAACTTGATTTTTAATAAAACTCCAACTAATCATTTTCGTCCTCTACAAATTCACCCCACCATTGTCGACGAAAACTATTTGCTGTTATATCAGCCCAGAATTTTTCGTCTGGTGTTCCACTAGCTATCATATGATATCTAGGTTCTTTACTTGTATTAATAACCATATGATAATGATTGTTACCAAACAACCACATACAACCATCAGTTACAGGAATATTACCCCATTGTCCCATATGAAAATAACAACCTTCTGGATTAGTTAAACTAATATTAACAACGCCTAAATCAAATGTAGGGCCTTCGTTGTCAGGGACATCGTTATGCCAACGTATAATTCCACCTGGTGCTACTTTCATAAATCTAATTCTGTTATAACGTTTGTAATGAAAGTCGTCTTTGAAAAATTTTGTAGTAATTGGACAATGGTCCGCAATCTCAGTCCAGTTTAATGCTCCGGCGGCTCTAGCTTCTTGGTAATTGCTGTAACCATATTCCTCTGGAGGTAATGTAGAGTCGGAACTTAACCCATAAAGTGCTACAGCTGACCAGCCTATATTACTTCCACTATTGTAATCTGGTATCAATCCAGCTTCATCTATTTTTTTAGCTTCTTCGGCCATTTCTTTATGAGGCCATTCAGGAAAGTCTAACATTAACCATGGTAAAGCACAACCAAAATGATTTCCTTGAGGGTGTTTGTTATCTCTAATCCAATCATATGTTTGTTGATTGTCTAAGGGCTTAATGCCAAAGTCAATTGGCAGAGGAATAATTTTATCATCAATTTCCATTGAGTCTCCTTTAGTTATGATATTTATTGGTTTATTTTATTATGAAGGATAAACTTGACATACTTACTAGTCTGTGTTACAATAACAAAGTTATTTATAGGAGAAGTACATTGGGAACATTAATAAGTGTAGCTTTGGAAGAAGAATTTCCATTAGCAAATAAACCACCAGAGATATCTGGCATCGTATATACAGGTGTAGGTAAAATAAATGCCACATTTAACTTAACAAGAAGAATTATTCAAGATAATCACAGTCTGAGCTATGGTAAAATTACTGAAGTTATTAATTTTGGAACAGTTGGTTCTGTAAATGGTAAGCATACTGGGTTAGTAGAAGTAGATACTATTTTACAGCGAGATATGGTAGCAACACCATTAGCACCACGAGGCCAAACACCGTATCAAGGCGGTGTAACTCATGCTATAATGCTTAATTCAGGCACTAATATTACACTAGGGACAGGTGATAGTTTTGTAAACACAAAAGACCCATGGTTTGACGAAGCAAAAGTAGATATAGTAGATATGGAGGCTTATGCCATGGCAACTGTCTGTGCTAAATTGGGTATAAAGTTTCGTTGTATCAAGTATATTTCTGATAATGCCGACGAAAATGCTGATTTTGACTGGGTAAAATCACTCCAAAATGCCCAAAATCAATTCCAAAAGTGGTTAAAACAGGAAAATAATTTAAAAACCTAATAAAATCAACGACTTACAAGCGAAAAAAAGACGTCATTTCGGTTGACAAATGGGCCGAATGACTGTACAATAGTATATGTAAAGTTAGAAAAACCAATAGACAATGAAAAGGAGTAACTATATGTCATATGTGTTAATTAAGAAAGGTTCTTACAGAAATAAGCCTGTAGAGAACATCATTTTCCCACTCATCAAGAACATGACATCCGGTAAGAAAGGAATGTTTCTTACTGTTGATGGTTCAAAAGTGTTCGGTCCTGATTTTAATAAAATTAGGGTTACTGTTAAACCAACAGGGTTTAGCTTCGTTGAAGATGAAGCGGATTATTTAAAACAATGTGAAACATTAGGAATGAACGAAGGCCAGAAAGAAGGCGAGTTTAGTTCTCAAGTTTCCGATGAAAAACGTATTAAAGAAATTACTGAACGTTTTGAAATTTTAAACGAGATGGCGGCCAGTCTAAAAAATGGCGACATCCGTGCTTTGATTGTTACAGGACCTCCAGGGGTTGGTAAATCATACGGTGTTGAACAAACATTAGATGAGCATAGCCTATTTGATGATATCGGTGGCGGTAAAAGGAAGTATGAAGTTGTTAAAGGTGCGATGACGGCACTAGGACTTTATGCTAAACTTTATGAGTTCAGTGATTCAGGAAATGTTATCGTTTTTGATGACTGTGATTCAGTTTTACTAGATGACTTGGCATTAAACATTTTAAAGGCCGCTTTAGATAGTGGTAAGAGACGTAGGTTAATGTGGAGTGCGGATAGTTCAAAACTTAGAGCAGAAGGTATACCAAACGAATTTGAATTTAAAGGTTCAGCTTGTTTTGTTACCAACATTAAATTTGAACACGTTAAATCTAAGAAACTTAAAGATCACCTAGAGGCACTTATGTCAAGATGTCACTATTTAGATCTTACTCTTGATACTATGAGAGATAAGTTTTTAAGAATTAAACAAATTGCTGATAAAGGTGATTTGTTTCAAGGTTACGGTTTTACTAAAGAAGACGAAGAAGAAATTCTTGCTTTTATATATGAGAACCGAAACAGACTTCGTGAAATGAGTTTGAGGACAGCTCTTAAAGTTGGTGACCTTAAGAAGATTTCCGAAAAGTGGCAGAGCTTGGCTGTATCGACCTGTATGAAACGGGCGGCATAGTTACTCCGAACCAAGCAGATTGGGGAGTTTTATACTCCCCAATTTTTTAACTGAGGATAAGGAATTATCATGAAAAAGATTTTGCTAACTTTAGTATTTGTCGTTGTATCATTTCAGTCGTATGCTGGACAAGGGCCTAAGTATAAAATATCAGATGATATTGGTTCTGGTTTTTATACTTTACATAAAGCAGGAAATTTTAAACCTAGCGATTATGGTGTAACAGTTGTTAATGATATTGTACGAAGTGGTAATGAAGCATTAAGAATCGAAGTACGACAAGGTGATTGCGGTAGAGGTACTGGGTTCCATCAAGATTGTAAAACAGATCGAGAACGACGTGAATTTAATTCAGGCGATTCTAGAGGTTCTAAAGATTATATGACAGGCGGTGAACATTGGTTAGCCTGGTCAATGTATTTTCCAAAAAGTCATATAAATTTATGGCCTTTACAAAACACATACGGGCAATTTAAAGAAGTAGATTATATTGGTGATAGTTATGACCCTGTATTTCAAACTAAAGAAAACAGGAGTGGATATACTTTAGTAAGAACTATCGGTAATAAAGGTATCGAAGGATATTGTTCTATGGGATTTTGTGATAGAGATGAAGTTTTGCTTATTCCTAAAGAAGATATGATAGGCAAATGGAATGATATTTTAATAAACGTAAAATGGACTAAAAAGAAAGACGGATTTTTTAAAGTTTGGGTTAATAACGAACTTAAATACAACTACAAAGGTCGAACACAATCAAAATATAGAGGTGTATTTTTTCAATGGGGCATTTATCGTACAGGCTTAACAAGGTACATAAATTATCAGAATTTAAATGTTATATGGGATTGTTACCAAAGTGAAGGTTATACAGATGATGATAATCTTACTTTATATAAATTAGAACATGGTGCCGGAGCCCCTAATATTAATCATAAAGATTCAATCAAACTTTACAAAAAATGTAAAGAGTATTACAAACCAGTTGAAGTGCCTACTACTATTGTCTATTATGATGAAGTAAGAAAAGGCAAAAATAAAGAGTCAGTAACAAAAGGAATTAATCAATGAAGATGCTTTTACCTAAAGACATAGAGTATTGTATAGAAGTTATGGCGGGGTCTGAGTCCCCGCCACGTACTCCTAAAAAGCACGGTCGAGGTATAGGTATGTATATTAAGTTAGCTCGTTATGATGTTAACTTTGTTAATAATGTGTCTTCTTACATACATCGAAACGAAGGTATGACATCACGTCAACGAGATCTTGCTATTAAATTGACTAGTAAATACCGCAAACAGTTTAGACAAGTTGGTGTTGATATTACAAAGATTGTTTTAGATCCTGTTTTTAGAACAGAAGTTAGGACAGTAGATCGTTCAAAGAGATTTGATTTTAACGATAAATGGATTTATTTACATTTCCCATATAATCAAGATTGGATTAAAGAAGTTAACGGGTTTTTACGAGATGATAATTTATTACATGACGGGAATTCAAAATGGAATCAAAGTAAAAAGAGATGGGAGATAGATAATAACGAACATAACTTTTTAAAGATGTATAACTGGTGTAAAGAAAAAGAATTTGATAAGTTTTCAGATGACGTCGAGCCTTATGTTAATGAGTTAAATGAAATTCTAAACAATAAAGAAAAGTATTCAATTTATGCTACTCATAATAATGATTCATTAGTATTACATAATGCCCCTGAAGAATTACAGAAGTATTGGGATGAAAATATTAAAGAAAAGTCAATTCTCCAACAAATAAAAAGTTGCGGATTATTGGCAATAAATCTTGACAATGATGTCTTAACCAAGTATAATTTTAATATACTTGAAAAGAAAATCTTAACAAATAGGTTTGTTAAATTGGACAACGATCTAAGTACTATATTGTTTAGTTGTTTAGATTTAGGTTTTGAAAAAATTGCCGTTGGATTATCAAGTCATTCAACTGAAAACATTAAAGAGATTAAAAAGATCGCAAGAATGTGGAAAGCTAGGTTTGGAACAGTAGATGAATTAGTAATTAGTGGTAAGAGTAATGTTTTTGATGGACTTGGGTCAAAGGTAGACAAGCCTATAGAAACTACAAAGGTATTAATAACTGATAAAATGAGTAGGTTACATAATAAAGAATGGGATTTTGATTCTGAGATAACTATTGGGTACGGTATGTTTAGTAAAAGAAATGTATTCCAAAGTAATAAAGTTATTGAAGTCGCACCAAAAGTACCTTCAGAAAATGAAATTGATAGTGATGAATTATTTTAATGAGCAAATGTATATTACATATAAAGGATGAAGTTAACATTAAATTTGAAGGATTAGATCTTAATGCTCGTAAAAAATTATCAAATCGTTTTAAATATGAAGTTCCGTATGCTAGATATCTTCCAGCAGTAAGATTAGGTCGCTGGGACGGTAAGATAGCATTTTTTCAGCTGGGTGGTTCCACCTATACTAATTTGTTACCAGAAATTATTCCTGTATTAGAAGAACTCGGTTATGAAATTGAGCTAGATGACAAACGCCAATATAAAACTAATTTTCAATTTGAAAAAGTTAAAGAAGATTCTTATAGTAATATTACTTGGCCTGAAAAACATTTAATGGTCGGTGAAGCAATTAAATTACGTGATTACCAAGTAGACACCATTAATAAGTTTTTAGAAAATCCACAAAGCATACAAGAAATAGCCACTGGTGCTGGTAAGACTTTAATAACGGCTGTATTAAGTCAAAAGGTAGAACCATATGGTAGAAGTATTGTAATTGTACCTAATAAATCATTAGTAACACAAACAGAAGAAGACTATCTTAATATGGGTCTTGATGTTGGTGTATTTTTTGGTGATAGAAAAGAGTTTGGTAAAACACATACCATTTGTACTTGGCAAAGTTTAAATATATTGTTAAAGAAAACAAAAAATAGTGAGGCATTAATTCCTATAGAAGAGTTTATAGAAGATGTTGTTTGTGTTATGGTTGATGAAGTACATATGGCTAAGGCAGATGTATTAAAGCAGTTATTAACAGGAGTCTTTGCTCACGTACCAATACGTTGGGGATTAACAGGAACTATACCTAAAGAAAATTTTGAATGGAAAAGTTTACAAGTAAGTTTAGGTGAGGTAACAGCAAAAATACCGGCAAGTGAATTACAAGCTCAGGGTGTATTAGCCAATTGTCACGTTAATGTTGTACAATTACAAGACTATGGTGATTATGGAGGCTATCAGCAAGAGCTTAAATACTTGTTAACAAATTCTAGTAGAATAGAATATTTGTCTCGATTGTTTACTAAAATAGCAGAGTCAGGCAATACACTTATATTGGTAGATAGAATTAGTGCTGGTAAAGATTTAACAGAAATGATTGGTGATAAAGCAGTATTCATATCGGGTAGTACAAAAGGTGATGATAGAAAAGAACATTACGACGAAGTAGCAGATGCTACAGATAAAATTATTGTAGCAACTTATGGTGTAGCTTCAGTAGGAATTAATATTCCAAGAATATTTAATTTAATTTTGCTTGAACCAGGCAAGTCTTTTGTTAGGGTAATTCAAAGCATCGGACGTGGTATTAGAAAAGCAGATGATAAAGATTTTGTTCAAATTTGGGATATCACTAGCACCTGTAAGTTTGCTAAAAGACATTTAACTAAAAGAAAGAAGTTTTATAAAGAAGCTAATTACCCATTCCAGGTAGAAAAAGTTGACTGGGAGGCTAAATGATGCTATACTACACATATTATAAAAGGATAAAAAATGAGTCAAATATTAACATTGGACAACAAATGCTTTCCGATGACCGAGGTACCTGATGAAGTAGAAGATATGAGATTTGGCGTATTAGATAATTCGGACCCAGAAAACCCGGATTATTTTTTTATACCACTTATATTTTTAGAAAGTTTTAATAGCCCTGCTTTAGTTCTTAAGATAGGTAAACATCAAATTAAAATGCCATTAGATTGGTGTATGCTTATAGGTGAAGAAGACCACGGTGATTTAGAAGTATTGTCATTAACAAGTATTAACGATAGAGGATTTAAGGCGTTTGTGTTTAATCAGTTATCTGATTTTAAACCAGACTTTTATCCTGTTGAGATAGTAGACGTGTATCAAGAAGTAAGATGGTTCTTTCCAAAATTAAAAGCAGGTCAATTATTAGCAGTACCATTACATGAAGGTGATAAACCTAAGTGTGCCTTTTTTGTTAAAGAGGTTACAAGAAATAATGAAATTGTAGACGTAGGAAAAGCATGGGGGTAAATTTACCATTAAACAAAGTTCTTCCAGCTATCGATAAAAAAGATAGAAAGTTCTGGGATAGACTTTCAGTAGAAGAAAAGAAAGCATTTTCACCTTTCTTATATAATAGATATTCTTCGTCTGTTAAGGGCGAGGAACTTTTACAGCAATGGTATTTAAGAGCGACTAACGAAAGAACCAACAAGAATTTCTTTGATATAAGTACTAGTAAACATCCTAAATTACATTGGTTGTTATTAACTACAATTAGTCCACAAATGGGAACACATTTTCATGAGTGGATTCCTCATAAGAAAAAAGATAAGTCAAGTAAAACTGGATTTGATAAAACTATTAGGAAAATATATCCTAATATGAAAGAAGATGACGTTCAACTGTTGTCAAGTATTGTAACTAAAAAAGAACTCAAGGAACAACTAGTTTTGTTAGGATGGCAAGACTCTGATATAAAGGCCGAGATCAAGTGAATGTAGAAATGACCGAGATAGTAAAACAAGCACAAGAAAATTACAAATCTCCCAAGAAATATAGTTGTAAGTATTGTCATAGAAGTTTTGTAAAAGAAACAACATTATTAGCTCATATGTGTGAGTCTAAAAGACGTTGGGAACAACAATATGATAAAAATGTACAATTAGGTCAACAAGCATATCTAATATTTTTTAAAGATACACAACCAAATTCAGGTAGAAAATTAACGTATGCTGATTTTGTTAAAAGCAATTATTATAATGCTTTTGTAAAGTTTGGTAGATTTTTAATTGATTATAAAGTTATAAACACGAAACGATATATTGAATATGTAATTAAAAGCAAGTTTAAATTAGACTATTGGTGTAAAGAACAATATTATTTAGACTGGCTATCAGGATATCTTAAAACAGAACATTGGGAAGATGCTTTGTCTAGAAGTTTAACTACAATGGATGATTGGTCTGATAGTGCTGGTGAAAATGTTTTATCTAAAAGTTATTTCTTTGCTAATAGTAAAAATAAAATTTGTCAAGATATTATTAATGGTCGTATTAGTTGTTGGGTTGTTTTTAATACAGAAACAGGTAAAGAATTTTTAAGTAAACTTAATCAAGAACAATTAGAATTAGTTTATGAATACATTGATCCGGATTATTGGAGACAATATTTTATCAAGTATAATAAAGAATCTAAAATAGTTAAAGAAACGTTGAAAGAAGTAGGATTTTAATGTATCAAAAAGTTGTAGGATTTTTTAAAGAGTCGTATCAGTTAAGTCCATTGGCTTTTTGGTGTGAAGTTGTTGAAACTATATTATTAGTTGGAGCAAGTGCTGTATTAACATTTACAGTATTAGACCCAGCTATGTGGATATTTGTTCCAATGTATATGGTTGGGTCAGCATTAGGTGTAGTTAGTTCAGTAATTAGAAAGGCGGCAATGGTAATATTTTTGTGTAGTTGGTTTACACTAATGAACGTTATTGCTTTAATAACATTGATTTTAAATTTATGAAAAAGTTACCAGACATTGATATAGATTTTGCTAATAGAGATTTAATATTAGATAAGATTAAACATATTCCAGCAACGTTGGAAGATGGTAAAAAGCACAATACTGGTGCTTACTTTATTGATATACCATTAAACCCAGCAACAGGACAAGCTAGTATTGATTATGAAACAGCAGAAGAAAGAGGATACTTTAAAGTAGACTTTTTAAATGTAAATGTGTACCAAGGCATTAAAGACGAAGAACATATGAATACACTACTTGCTAAAGAACCTAACTGGCAACGTTTATGGACAGATAAAGAATTTTGTGAAAAAGTAATACACGTGAATAATCATTTTGAATTACTAACACAACTAAAACCTGATAGCATGGTTAGAATGGCTATGTTTTTAGCAGTGATGAGACCAGGTAAAGCAAGTTTAAGAAATAGTCACTGGAAACAAATAGCAGATACAGTATGGACAAAACCTATGGATGGTAGTTATTACTTTAAAAAAGCTCATGCTGTTGCTTATGCTCATTTAGTAGCATTACACATTAATTTATTAGAAGAACAAGAGAAAGGAGATTAACATGATATTTTGGATATGGCATATTTCAGCAATAGTAACTGTAATGGCTGTTTCATTTTCAGCAGGTTATTATTTTGGTAAAAATCGAAATCGAATTCGATTGTTAATAAAAAAGAAAAGAAAAAATTATAATTTGTCCGACAGTTGGAAGAACATAGGAATATAAGTATGGCAACTTATTTGGTAGATGATAAATGTATAAAATGTAAACACTTAGATTGTGTTGAAGTATGTCCAGTTGACTGTTTTTACGAAGGTGAAAATATGCTGGTTATTAACCCAGACGAGTGTATTGATTGTGGCGTATGCGAACCAGAATGTCCAGTTGATGCTATATGGCCGGATACAGATCCTACAAAAAAAGATGTATTAGATCATTGGTTCAATTTCAATACAGAATATTCTCAAGATCACAAATGGCCAGTTATAACAAAAAATAGAGGACCATTACCAGAAGCAGAAGAATATCACCCAGATAATTTTCCTGAAGGTAAAAAACATTTATTCGATCCTACCCCAGGAAAAGGTGATGAATGAGCAATTGGTTCAAAGATGATCAGCGAGTATTAGTATATCACCCAGGAGCAGGTGGTGAATACGTTACATCGATACTAAATGGTCAAAAATTAATATTACTAGATAGTAACAGATATAAATCTTTAAATTCTTTCCCTGCTCATGATTTGTTATATAAAACATCAACAGCCTTAAAGGAAATTAATCAAGAATGGTCTGAAGAATGTAGACTTAATTTTTCATCTGAACAAGAATTAAAAGAATTTATAAACAAAACTGATCCAACAGATCAGTGGAAGTTTAGTTCTGGTAATCCTGATAGAGATAATCCAAGACTTGGCAGAAGAAATGTTTTAGAAAGTAGTAAGTGGTTCCATACACATTTTGATTTTAATTTATTTAGAGAACCAGTTTGGAAATGGTTAGATTATACTAATCCTTATTGGATTCTTCATTGGGCTCTTTGTATAATTGTAAAAGGTGATGTTGATATCAGAACAGATACATTAACAAGAACAAAGTCTACTATAAAAAGGTTTAAAAAATATTATAGTAATAAATTTCCTAATAGTAGAATTGATGTTGATGATTTAAAATTTAGAGCTGACACTAATTATTTAGAATGGGCTCAAAAAAATATTGATGCTATATCTGAGGTTATAAGTCCAGACACGTATGGTGGAGAGTTTATATCTTATCAAGAGTATGAAGATTTTTTAGAATTACCTAAGTAGCTTTTTTAACTAGTTGTATACTTCTTTTCTTAACACGTTTCTCACTAATATTTTTTAAACTTACTTGTGGTCCGCTAATAATTTCACAATCTTTAGATATAAAAGTTTGTAGGCAAATTTTAAAGTATTGGAAGTCTTTTTTTAGAAATATGTTAATAGGAATCATTCTGTTTGATTCATTCCACCAAGTATCACCTAGCTCTAAAAATAATGTTTTTTCATCTGTAGTTTTTAATCGTTCGATATCGTATATACTTAAACAATGTTTGTCAAAATTTTGAATTATTCCTATAAACTCGTTGCCAGCATATTTAACGTGGCTTAAAAAAGGATATTTTTCTCTTAACTTCTCAAATTTATTCACGTTCGCTCCATAAATATAGTAATAAAGGTAATTTTATAATGCTAAAGACTACAACCTATTTAGTACAACAAAACCACTCAGTAGTATATACCACTATTGGGTCTACACCGAACAGGAATTTGACTATGTATGCTCGTAATTTAAAAGTTTACAAAGGTGCTAAAAACCCTATTGTAATAGAAATGAAAAATACTGACCAGAAAGCTGTCGATATTACAGGCAAAACATTTGTCTTTAATGTTTTAGATGAAGATAAAACACAAACTCTTATCAGTAAAACTGGTACAATTATAAATGCTTCTAAAGGTAAAGTACGATTTGATATTACTGAAAGTGATTTAAGTGCTGTAGCTGGACATTTTCTAAACTATAGTATCTTAGATAACACTAGCGGCGAAAGAGGTGTTGTTTATGTCGACGATCAGTATGGTGCTATGGGTAACATTGAAGTTGTTGCTGGACCATATACGGAATTTAGAAAGTCGTCAGAAATTACATTACCTGATACTAACCCAGTTTCAGTACAAGCCTATCCTCATTTAAATCAAAATTCAGCTTTACATACAGCTCAAGTATATTTTACTAACTTTACAGGTTCGTTAAAAATTGAAGGCAGTATGGCGGCTATAAGTGAATTAGATACAGATGAATGGTTTGAAATTACTACAAAAACGTACACAGACCAAGCAGATAACGTTTATATTAATTGGAATGGCGTATATTCGCACGTTAGGTTTTCTAGAACACTAACTTCTGGTACAATTGACAAGATATTGTATCGTTTATAACCGAAAATCCACAACATCTTGTGGATTTTCTTGGTTGACTTCTATCCAAAAGATGCTATAATAGTAGTATAGTTAATAAAAAAGGAGTAAAAATATACAATGTCATTTTTCATAGCATTATTATTAACAATATTAGTTTGTATGTACGCCGAGAAAAACTTTCCTGGTGCTATTACAGATTTATGTGTTGGAGTAGTAAAAATATTAATGTTTTTGTTTATTTTAGTAATGATAATGTTTATTTGGGCTATAATAGTCTAAAATAATTCCGAAAATTCTTCCCTATTAATACAAGTTTTCTTTAGTACGTTTAATATATCGTGCTATACTATGATCTCTTAACCCATCAAACAGTTCAAACTTACTAACAGCCTTACAATGTCCGCGGAACCAATCTTTAATTAGTTGCCAAGTGCTCAATCCGTTTCGCAAGTTACCATGATAGTTAATATACATTAATTGCCCATGATGTCTAAAGCCCATGAGCCATAAAGGAACTTTAGTAACTAAATCATTATTATTACGCCATCTGTAATGGGTTACATTTACATGATCTAACCATTTTTTATTACCAACTCTAGGTGAACCGAATGTGTATAAGGCTTCTGTTTTAAGTCTACTAGCGGCTATTGTAGCCATAGCACCACCTAAACTATGTCCACACATATATAAAGGCAAGTTTTTTGGTTTTATTAATTTAATTAATTCAGGCCATACTTTTTCTACTTCGTCATAGAAACCATCATGTACTCGTCCACTTGTTTTGGACTTAATTTTCCATGCTTTTAAATCAGCTTTAATATCGCTAAATTGTTTTGGCTCAGTGCCTCTAAAGGCGATTACTTGTTCTTCTTTATTTGATAGATATATTGCTTGGGCACCTTTATTACTAACGTATTTAATAGTGGTATATTTTAAATCTTTTAATTTTTTAGTTAGTTTATCGTCAAATTTGTCGTATGCTAAACCCGATAGATTTGCAAAATGGCTACTTCTGTTCATAGATTGCTCCTAATAAACATATTTATTGATTTTAAACAATATACAGCTACTCCAAATGATGGAGCAACTTGTAAAAATTCAATAAATAACAGTACAGGGAGACTCTAATGAAACGTAAAACAAAATCATTGTTAGAAGAATTAGATGCGATTGCTATTGATAAGGATCGCAAACATATCGTAGAGAGTAGAGCAACTCACCTAATCCAATCATCTATTAATTTATTGAGAATGATTAAAGAAAACTTTAATGAAGACACAGCAGTAGATTTAGAAAAAAGATTTCTGGCCGCAATTAAGAAGCAAGAACCTATCAAGTTTACTAGAGGAATTAGGAAATTAAAGAATGAGAATTAACGAGATAGATATAGCAGAAGCTCCAGTTATAGACCCGAAGTATAAAAAAGGAAGTTATAAATTAGACGGTGGGTTAACTGGTAAAGGCGGTCAAATCGGTGACGTTATAGACATGGTAAAACGTCATTACGGTGCTTGGAAAAAAATAATTGATAAAAATCAAGATACAGCTAAAACTAATCCTGATGGTTTATTAAAAGCATGGATTGAAAGATTTTATGGATCAAGTTCAGCTAAAATATCATTAAAAAAAGCTACAACAGAGTTTGGTGTTGAAACTGATAAAAAAGGCGCCAATGCTATTTTAAGAATAGTAATAGCTATATTATTAAAACCAAAATCATCTGTTGAAATGCAATCATATTTAGAACAGGTAGCAGATAAATTACCTAGCCCAATTAATAAAGAAGTAGCAGAAAAAATGCCAGCTGGTGATAAAGATGTTAATCCGTCAGCGGCACAAAATCAAGTACCTGATCAACCTGCTAAATCTTTTAAAGCTGGTGATAAAGTAACTTGGACATCCGCAAAAGGTAAACAAATTACTGGTACCGTTACAAAAGACACAGACGTTGGTGTTAAAAAAGGCAATACTCAAGTAACAGTTCCAAATGGTACTCCATGGGCACTTACAACAAGTAAGTTAGAACTAGTAGGAAAGTAAAATATGTTAATAACAGAAGTACTCAAGCCACGTAACTGGCAAACTTTATTCGAAGCCTCTGAGAAAAACACTCATTTAGAACATTTAGAAGATTTAATATTAAATGACGGTTATAAAGGAGCTATTTCGGCATTAAAATATATTAATGCTATTAGAGATATGCTTAACACGGGTGGTGAAGGACAAAATAAAATAACAGTTAAGTGGGACGGTGCTCCTGCGATTATTTGTGGAACTGATCCAGCTGATGGAAAGTTTTTTGTTGGTACTAAAGCAGTATTTGGTAAAACAGAAAATAAAGCGGCTAAAACTAAAGCACAAATTAATAATTGGTATCCTGGAGCAGGCCTTAACGCCAAACTTCAAGTAGCATTAGTAACTTTAAGAAAGCTAGGCATACAAGGTGTTTTACAGGGTGATCTAATGTTTACATCTGAAGATGTTAAAACTGAAACAATAGGTAAAGAAGAGTGTTATACATTTACACCTAATACTATTACATATTCAGTACCTGTTGACAGTGACATTGGTAAAAGAATTAAAGCGGCTAAAATAGGTATAGTATTTCACACAACATATACAGGTGAAACATTAGCTGATATGAAAGCAGAATTTGGTGTTAATATGGGTGGCTTAACACAAACTAAAGATGTTTGGTTTGATGATGCTTACTATAAAGACGTAGGCGGAAAAGCAACCTTAAGTAAAGCTGATAATAAAGTTATAGCTCAAGCAATTGAACAAGCTAAAACCACACTAGGTAAAACTGACGAGGGAAGATTTAATACATTTTTACAGCAACCTGAGTTAGCTAAATGGGTTAAACCATTTATTAATCATAAAATTAAATCAGGTCAAAGTGTTGGAGAGCCCACAAAGTTTGTTCAAGAGTTTGTTGTTTATTTTAAAGAAAAAATGGACAAAGAAATTGATGCTTTAAAAAGTGGTCCAGAAGGCACCGCGGCACAAAATAGAATAGCTCGTGCTACTGAATTAGAATTATTTGTAGAAGATAACTTAAATAGTTTATTAGCAGTAATGGCTGTATATAAACAAATTATACAGATTAAATTAAAGTTATTACATAAATTACAACGTATTGAACAAAGTGTTGGTACGTTTTTAAAAACAGATATGGGTTATGTAGTTACTAACCCAGAAGGTTTTGTAGCATTTGGTATTGAAGATGGTGCTGTAAAACTTAATGATAGATTAGAATTTAATGCGGCGAATTTTAACGCTGTGAAAAACTGGGATTAATAAAATGGCCTTTGAATGGATTAGAGAAGAGTTAGGTGAAGCTAGGATGTTTAAAAATCCTGATAGGATTAATGTTAGTAGCCAGGCTCGTTTAGCAGACACTTTATATTCTCATTTACTTGGATTACAAGTTATGAAGTATGAAAATCCAGCGGCGGCTAAAAAATATGCTAGAGATACTATGAGATTCCAAGGGTTTGATGGTGTACGCCCAGGTGCTACTGATTTACATAATTTATTAGCAAGTGTTGAAAAAACGCCTCAAGCACAGGTAAAAAGATATTTACAAGACATTGTTAATGGAAAAATGGATACTCAAGCTGACAGACGGGCGTTAATTATGTTACAACGTGGTTTAGGTGTTAGAGGTGGTACAAGTAACCAAGTAAGACGTGTTATTGCTGACTGGCCTAGAATGTTGCCTACAGAACGTAAATTAGCGGCTACTAGATTAGGTTTTTCTTTAAATCATGACGCTAGAGGCAGTGATTTAACAAGAACTTATATGAAAACAGCTAGAAAGAAAGACTTGGGCATGGATCAAGCTAAAAGCCCATTATCTAAAAACCCACTTGTATGGGGAGCAGTAGCAGGTGCGGCCTTATACAAAACTATACGAGACCCGCGTATTAAACGTAATATTAAGGGCATTCGAAACGACCAGCCTTAAAAGCCAAAAATCTTCCAATTTGATAAATATTAGTATGCCCAAAACAATTAGTGTGGGTACATAAAAATATGGAGACTTAAAATGGCAGATCTTACAAGAGTACACGGCAGTTCCAAAGTTGGATACGCCGGTAAGGAAGTACATTTAACTAAATTAGCAAAGTCAAACATGACTCAAGCTGAGTTAGACGGCTGTATAGCTTTTATAGGCTTAACAGCAACTATCGTAGGTATCGGTGACGATACAGCTGGTGGATTTAACGCTGGGGCATCTGATGCCGTACACGTTTTGTCTGAAGGTATAGCACCTACGGCAGGTTCTGATTTTGGTGGTCAAACTGGTGTAACAGCTACAGTTGTTGCTCATTTTGCCTAATTCTTAGTTAATTAGAAAAATATAGAAAGGGCCGAAAGGCCCTTTCGTCATGATAAATAATCGTATAAGGCAGGTTAAACTATACTTTGCCAACTATAATATGATATCATAGGAGAATATTATGCCAGAAGTAACAAGAGTCCACCCAGCGTCAACAACATCTGATGTTGAAATGATGGGGGCTAACATGAGTTTCTTTACAGTTGACTATGTGGCTACAAACGCCTCAACTGGTCCTGTAGGTGCTCAAGCGGCAACTCATAATTGTATTAGCTACCACAATACAGTCGTTGCTGTAGGTCCAATGCTAGATTCTAACACTCAGCAAACTTTCGCTGTTGAAGGAACTCCAGTTGCGGCTACTTTACAAGCGGCTATTAGAGCATTAGGTACGGTTGACGGTGTTGACTTATCCGGTGCTACAGTAACTGATACTAAATTAGGAATTTTAACAGCCGCGGCTGTTAGTTAATAACTAATAGAATATTAAAATACGTTGTATTTTTGAATAGGCACGAAGGTGCCTATTTTTTTGACCTACTTTTCGGCCCTCGATAAGTACATATATAATGAATTATTTAGATATCGATAAAATTAGAAGTATCCATTTTGAGCATACTAGTAAATGTAATTTACTTTGCCCCCAATGTGCTAGAGTAAAAGATGGGAAAGTAGTACCAGAATTACCATTAGATGAATTAACATTAGATGATTATAAAAAAATATTAACGCCAGAGTTAGTATCGCAGTTAGATAAAGTTTTTTGGTGTGGTAATTATGGTGATAGTATTGCTAGTAATACTTTTCTTGAATGTTTAGAATGGGTTAAAAGTACAGGTGTACCTAAGATTAGTGTAATAACAAATGGTAGTGCTAGGAACTCCGAATGGTGGGTTAAAGTAGCAAAGATTCTTAATGGTCCACAAGATCGCGTAACTTTTAGTATTGATGGATTTGAGGATACAAATCATTTATATCGTGTAAATGCCCAATGGCATAAGTTAATAGAAAATGTTAAAGCATTTATAGGTGCCGGAGGCAAAGCTCATTGGGATTATTTAATATTTGATCATAATATACATCAAGTCGCAAGAGCAAAAACATTTGCTAAAAAAATAGGATTTGAAAGTATTAGTTTTAAAAATACTAGTAGGTTTGTTAATACAGCTAAATTTCAGGAAGTAATGAGCGAACAAGTTACACATAGAAAAGGAGATTATTCTATTTCTAGTAAAGAAAATAAAAATAAAACAAAATACGAACAAATTATAGAAAAGTTTGGTAGTTTTAACGAGTATGTAAATCAAACACCAATAAATTGTAAAACTAAAAATGAACAAAACATTTTTATAGATTTTCAAATGAAACTTTGGCCTTGTTGTTGGGTTGGTGCTCCTAAACACTTTCATGATAAACAAAATATTCAAGAAAAACAATTAAATAAATTATTAAATCGTTATAGTAAAGATTTTAATTCATTAAGAAAATATTCATTAGAAGAAGTTTTAGAACATGATTTTTATGATAAAGATTTAGTTAGCAGTTGGAGTAATACTATGGATAGCGAAATTTCAAAATTATTTACTTGTGGTAGAACTTGTGGTGACAGTTATGAATTTAGTAGTTCCACTAGATTTAATGAAAAAACTTATTATTTGGATGAAGTACAATGAGTACTACACAAGCACATGGTTCACCTACAGCAGGTTACGGATTTGGTACTTTAAGAAGTCAGTATCAAATAAAAACATTAATAGATATTTCACCAACCGGTGTAATATCAGAGTTTAGAAAAGAAACGCCATTACCTTTTGTTGATGATTTAAAACAAATTATTAATGACCAAGACACTTGGGGTAAAAGTAGAAACGAGCAACGTAATTGGGAAACGATTGTACAATGTATTTCTATTAGAGCTCAACCAATTATGTTAGAAAAGCCTGTTGTGGAAACAGCAGATTTATTTGAATTTGGTTATACCGGTGAGCATAAAGTATGGACTTTTAACTTTGGTTATGAACTACCTGACATTTATCTACGCGATAGCGACCCCGTAAAGCTATTAAAAGAGCAACTAGACATTATTCCTATTGTTGCTGGTCTAAATGAAACAGTTACTTTAGATGCTAGTGTTCTAGCTACAACCGGCCTTAAAGTAAATACACAATGTTATCTTGTCGGAGTATAAGATAAATATTATTGGTTAGAAAAAACAGTTGACACTAGAAGGCAACAATTAGGCAAACTTTATAGGCAAAACACAATAACATTGTAATAGTAGCAACTCACTAATTAACAATATACATAGGTGAGAATGAAGACAATGGCAGTTTTAGACGTTGAAAAAGAGAGCCTGGAGGCACACGTTGATTTATGTGCGGAGAGGTATAAAAGAATGGAAGAGAAATTGGACTCTATTAATGAGCGTATGACCAAAATGGATGAAGTTTTGGTTGAATTACGAGATGCTATGTATAATGATAAAGCCAGTCGAAGCAGACAGACTTTGACCATCGGCGTAGGAATAATAGGAGCATTAGTGTCAGCAGTGGCATTTTTGACTTACCAACTAATTATTCTTAATTAAAAAGTCATACTAAATACTAGTATGCTAGTCAACGAAATTACATCAAATGAAGCAACTATGGCATGGGCCCGTTCAGGGACGAAAGTCGTACGAAAATTTCGTTGTTCAGCAGGAAGATTAAAAGGTAAGATTGTTGCTTCGCCGGCTTCATGTTATAAAGCACCTAATATTCAAAAACGTATTAAGTTAGCTATTACTAAAGCCAGATTTGCTAGACGAAATGTTAGAAAAGCAAACAGAACAAAGCGTATTAACCCAGCTTCAAGAAGGGTTCAAGCACTAAATAGAGCAAAGGGTTCAAGAAAATTTTCGGGTAAGAAGTAATGATAAAAGAATATTGTGAAAATTGCGGGTATGAAAAACATGATAGTCCTTTAATTAAAGAATTTCAAGATGGTGATAATAAAACAATAGAAATAGAAGTTTGTAAGCATTATAGGAAACAAGAAAAAAATGAGTTGGTTTAAATTATTAGAAGTAGAGCCAGAAAAAGGAAAAATTACTAAAGTTTCTCCTGACGGTAAAAAGTTTACAATACAAACGTCACCAGGACAAAAAATAGAATTAGATACTGATAAAGATACTGGTATTGATGTAAGTACATCTATGGGTCAAACATCTATTAATTTAAATAAGAAAAAAGGCCCTAACGTAGGTAAAAAACTTAAACCAGGACAGCAAGTAAAAGTACACGAAGATAAATTCGACGGTTACAAACATCACCGTTTAGAAGAATTAGAAAGTCATTTACAAACTATCAAACAAGATGTTGATCTATTAAGTAAAATTGACTCAAGAGGAACAGGTGCTGGTGACTTACACGATCAAATAGTTACTATGGACAAAGGTGTTAAACTTTTACAAGACGTATTAGAAAGAGCAAAAAAGATTGTTCCAGCAGATGCTTATATACCAAAAGAAGAATCAGTTAAAGAAGGCGTAAATGATGTAGATAAAATACATCGACTTACAGACGAGCTTTATAGAGAACTAGTTGATTTTAACAATGAAGAATATGACGAGAACGTAGAAGATCTTGTTGGACACCTAGCAGAATTTAAAGCAAGACTTGAAGGTGACACAGGATCATTTTCAGAAGGCTCTGTAAAAGAAGCTGGCGGTAACATAGAAGGGTACTTAAACACTATTGACGAGTATGTAGAGATGTTATTTAAAAGTGAAGAAATCAAAGGCATTGATAAAAATGAGATAGCATATAGAATTCAAAATGCTGTTGATGATATAAGGACTAGGGAACTTGGATTAAAGCCAAGTTTGATTAGAGCAAAATACAACAAACAGATTGAGTCTGTCAAAAAAAAAGACTTGTAGATACCGGTCTTGATCTAGAAGAAGGTCCCAACGATAAACATATTTTCAAAGCGATTTTTATGGCTGGTGGTCCCGGTTCTGGGAAATCATATGTAGCAAAAAAAATATTACAAGGGTTTGGATTAAAGTTTGCTGATTCAGATAATATGTTTGAATTTTTAATGAGAAAAAAGGGCATGGACGTTACTGATCCAGAGCAAATTTATAGTCCAGCCGGTCAAGCAACTAGAGATCAAGGTAAAGAACTATTAGCAAAACAAAAAGGCTGGTGGTTAGATGGTAAGTTAGGTGTAGTAATTGACGGTACAGGTAGAGATTTAGAAAAAACAGCAAAAATAAGAAAAGAAATGACCGACTTAGGTTACGGCACAATGATGTTATATGTTAATACTAAATTAGCCGTAGCACAACAAAGAAATTTAGATAGACCCGGAAGAACACTCAAACCTGAAGAAGTAGAAAAAATGTGGAGAAGAGTACAAGAAAATATGATGAAGTTTCAGCAGTTGTTCACACCTGAACGTTTTCTTGTTGTAGATAATTCAGGCGGGTTAGAAGACCCCGAAAGAGCAGAAGGATTTAAAAACGTAGAAGGTAAAATTAGACAGTTTTTAAATCAAGAGCCTCGTAATCCAATAGCAAAAGATTGGATAGCTAAAAATAAGAAATAATGTTTCACAAGATAGCACCAACAGTTAGAGTCTGGATTTCAACGGACGAAATTGAATTAATAAAAATCGTAGAGAATTCACCAGAAGGTCAAATACTTAGATCTTCATTAAAACAAGAACACATCGCTACAGTTAACCGTTTGGTAAGTAAAAGTGTGTTTTGGCGTAAACGAATAGGTGATGATGTGCTCTATGGCAGAAAACCAACATATAGAAAATAACTTTCCGATTATTACTAAAGGCGAAACGTACACCCGTGTGGGTGAATCGATCGTTTTTCAGATAAAGCATGGTTATTGGAGGTATAAAAGAAAAGGTTTTAAACATGATTTTTATTCAAGATTGGGTGCTGTGTCGTATGCTGTAGCATATTATACTGGAGATAGCCGAGATACAATAAAGCGATTAGATGATTCATTAGCTAAACATAAAAACGATGCTATGTTTCATAAATATCATTTGAGGGTAGCTAAGAAGAAACATGACGAAAGTAGTGTATTATTCTATGAAACACGGTTAGAACTCAGCATTTATGACGCAGATCGTATATTAAATGAATTAAGAGAGTTATCAAAAGCAATGAACATTGTATAAATACATTATATAAAATTAAAAGGGCTAATATTATGAATTTGAGTGAAATTGAAAAAAGAGTTACTAGTTCAGCAGTGAACAAGCAACTTAAAAAAACATTTAATCATGAAATTGATTTTTCTAAGTTAACGCCACAGTTAGCTTTAGATATATTAGAAAGCACCCGAAATGATGTACAGTCATTTAAACTTAATGGTGCTGATTCTAAAGGAAGTGCCAAGTACTTTAATGCTATAATGACTGTTGAAGCATTAGAAAAATGGCTTACTGAACAAAAACTAATTAAAGAACACGATATACCAGGACGTAAAATGCAAGTAACTGATGCTGATAGAAAAACAAATTCTCCAGCATGGCAAAGATACAAAGCAGGCGATCCTAGATATGAAGCTCACCCAAATTTAAAAGATAAAAAAGAATCAGTTAAAGAAGCATTTGGCGATAATGCTACAGCAACACAGGCCCTAAGGTTGCTAGTAGGTTCTCAAAATTATGTTAAAGCCAAAAGAGCTTTAGAGTATGCTAGAGCAGGCAAGGCTGTACCGGCAAACTTTATGGAAGGTTTAATGCCTTTATTAGACTTGCTTGAAAATGTAATGTCAGCAAGTATTTCTAACACAAGAATAATGCAACAGTTAGATAAAAGAAGTAAAAGAATGCTAAAAATTAAAGAAGGCACTCTTAGAGAAGGTGAAATGGAGTCAGCAGAATTAGTATTAGCCGCTAAAGATATGGTTGACCAACTTCAAAAAATGCAAGAACAAATAGGTGAATTACAAAACGAAAACCTACCACCATTAGTAGATGCTATTAGAGATGAGATGGGTCAAGATAAAGCAGATGCTTTTGCCAATGCGGCAAAAGGTACACTTGATAGTTGTTTAAGTTCAGTTGAATCAGCAAGATCAGGTATGGATAGTGCTAGTAGATTATTAACTGGTGAAGAATCAGGAATTGACTTAGGTCCAGAACCAGAAGGTGCCGATGCTATGGAACCAGCAGGTGATTTAGACGTAGACGTAGATGGTGCTGATGCTGAAATGCCTGTAATGGATTTAGATTCAGAAGAAGGTGGAACAGAAGGCGAACCAGGACTGGATAGAGAGGAACGCTAAAATGCGACTCGATGAGTTTGCTCCTACCAAGTTATCTTCATTATTAACTTTTTTAGCTAATAAAATAGATGGTGATAACAAAGAAATGCCTATGAAGGCCTTTGTTGCTATGGGTCATAAAATGGGCTTACCATTAAGCTATCAAGCACTTAAAAAAGCATACGACGAAAATCCACAATTACAAAATCTTATTGCTGATATAAATCAAGACAACATTATACTAAAATCCCCCGACGAAATAGACAACGACACTATAGATGCTGAAGAGCCAAAAATTGATCCTGATAAAAAAGTAGATGATATGGCTAAACGAGCCCTCAACAAAAGAAAATAATCAAGAATACCCTCCCTCCTGTATAGTTTTTATAACTAATTTATGTAACACTAACGTTACAACACACAAACACACAGGAGAAACAAATGACTACAAATAAAAATGCGTACGAAATTCGTACAGAAATACTAGGCATGGCCCAAGGTTTTGTTATGGAGAAATTTAATAACAAACATCAAAAATGGCAAGACTCTACAAGTAGACATCCTGAAACAGGACAACTACTATCTACAAAAGATGCCCCGGAGTACCCTTCATCAGATGATATACTACAAGAAGCAGAGAAGTTATATTCTTTTGTTGACGGTAAGTAACAACTTGAGCCCGGAAGAAATTTCGGGCTTGACTTCATCTCATAGATCTGTTATAATATATAAATGATTACTGAAAAATTCCAATACACTCAATTAAAAAGAGCCAGTGTTGAAGGCAAACGCCTATATACAACACCAGACGGCAAAGCATTACCTAGCGTCACGACTATACTTGATAAAACTAAAAGCGAAGAAAAGAAACAAGCGTTAGCCAATTGGAAAAAGCGTGTAGGTGAAGAACAAGCTCAAGCAATAGTAACTGAAGCATCTAGTCGAGGTACAAGGATGCACAAATACTTGGAAAATTATTGTATAGAAGGCGAATTAAAAGACCCTGGTTCTAATCCATGGAGTAAACAAGCTAATGATATGGCTAAAGTTGTTGTAGAAGAAGGTATGTGTGATGTAAGTGAAATATGGGGTACTGAAGTTCCTATGTATTTCCCAGAATTATATGCTGGTACTACAGATGCCGTTGGAGTTTTTAATGACGAACCTAGTATTATTGATTTTAAACAAACTAATAAGCCTAAAAAAGACGAATGGGTAGATGATTATAAAACACAATTAGTGGCGTATGCTCTTGCTCATAACGAAGTATATGGTACTAATATAAAGCAAGGTGTTATTTTAATGTGTAGTAAAGACTTAGAGTTTCAAAAATGGGTCTTAAAAGGCGAAGAATTTGAAGTATTCACCGATCATTGGTTAAATAGAGTTCAATCATACTATCGACTTACAGCATAAATACTTCTATACAAGGAGTTTTAAAAAATGGCTGTAGTTCAAATATCTAGAATTCAACACAGACGAGGTTTAAGTGATGACTTACCTCAACTATCATCAGCTGAACTTGGCTGGGTAATTAACAATCGTAAACTTTATATTGGTAACGGTTCTACTGTAGAAGGTGCGCCGACTATAGGTAATACTGAAATATTAACTGAACATAGTAATATTTTAGGCGGATCTAATAGTTATACATATAAAGGAGATAGAGCAGGTTATACAGCAGGAAGTACATCAGCTAGAAGTTTACAAACTAAATTAGATGATTTTGCTAGTGTATTAGATTTTGGTGCTAAAGGTGATGGAGCAACTGACGATACAACAGCAATCAATACAGCTTTATATCAACTTTATTGTGTACAAGATACAGATCCTCTAACAAGAAGATCTTTGTATTTCCCCCCAGGAACATATTTAATTAACACAGACTCTATTAAGGTTCCGGCGTATGCTCATTTAATTGGAGCCGGCCAAGAAAAAACTTATATTAAAAATACAAAAGCCGGGATACCAGTTTTAAGAACAGCTGATAGTGATCAAAACACATCAGCTAGTATAGGGACAGGTACAGCAATAACACCTAGGTATATTACAATATCAGGAATGACATTATATCAAACAGCTATGAACGATGCTGTTATTGTTGAACAATGTAATGAAGTAAGATTCCATGATGTAGGATTTAAAGGTAGACTTACAGCAGGACCAACAGCAATCGGCAGTAAATATGCCTGTGTTAAAATAGATCAAACAGCAACTCATATATCAAGTCATATTGTATTTGATGGTTGTGATTTTACATTTAGTGAATTAGGTGTTATCTCAGATGTAGCACATAAGAACGTTGTGTTTGATAAGTGTTCATTTTCTTATTTGTATGAAGCTTTAAGAATCGCAGAGAATATTTCTTCAGGTTATCCAGTTGGATTGAGAATTCAAAACAGTCAGTTTGATAAAATTACTGGCAGAGCAATTTATTTGTTTAATGGTAAAGGTTGTACTTCATCATTTAATACATACAGAGATGTAGCAACTAATTTAGTTGGTGCAGGTAATCCTATTGCTCCGTGTGTAGATTTTAATGATGATGGAAATGGATGTTTTGGTGACTGGTATGAAAGAAATGACACCGACGCTGTAACTTTTCCTAGAGTTCAACATAACGGTAAAGAAGTTTATGCTTCATTGGCTGATAACAGTTTAAATTATGGGTATCATAAACAATTTGCTGGTAAGAAAATTACATTAATAGATAACCAATCTTCAGCAGTAGCAACTGGACTTTCGTTTAGTAGAACAGCAGATACAAATTTACAATTAACATATTCAATAAGCAGAGGTTCTAGGGTTAGAACAGGAATATTGTATATTACAAATACAACTGTAGATAGTTCTATCTCAGATGAATTTATTGAAGAAGCAGATGTTGGAGTTGAGTTTAGTTTAGATCGTAGTGGTGGAGTAACAAACTTATTCTATACTACTAACAATCAATCCACAGAAGCAAATTTTTATTACAAGTTAGACAAATATTATTAATACTTAATGTTCGACCTATTATATCAGGATAGGATTCGGGCTTGGAGGAATTTTCGTTTAGAAGTTTCTTACCTTGACCGCGAAGATATCTTACAAAAAACAGCAAAATTGTGGTCTATGGCTCCGATTGCCATGCCTCATTTGGCTTATGACCTGCCAAATACTTGGCCACAACCGTGGGATTTAATTTCTTATACTAGTTGGGATGATGTTGGAAAAGCTCTTGGAATTTATTATACACTTTTTTTGACAAATAGATTTGACAAACGGGACCTAGATGTAGTAATATATACTAATAAAGAAAGTTCGATACTAACACCTGCTGTTGACGTCTACAGCAAATATACTCTTAATTGGAGTAGTGGAGAAGTTGTAAATACTTCTATAGTAGGTAGTACAGACAATAGGAGATGGTCTTACAATTATGTCGAACTTAGAACAGAAACATACTTATAGAAAGGTACCAGGAATAATAGATACTATGGCATATCAATCGACATTACAAATAACAAAAAGAAATAAAGATAAAGAACCATTAGATTTAGAAAAAATGCACAAAGTTGTATTTTTTGCTTGTGATGGTTTGTCCAATGTAAGTGCTAGTCAAGTAGAAATTAACAGTCATCTAAGTTTTTTCGATGGCATGACTAGTTCGGAAATCCAAGAAACATTAATTAAAAGTGCCGCTGATTTGATCAGTGAAGCAACGCCCAATTATCAATATGTAGGTGGGCGATTAATATCGTATCATTTAAGAAAAATGGTTTACAGAGATTTTGAACCATGGCACGTTCTTAAGTTAGTTAAAGAGAATGTTCGCGATGGTTATTACGATAAAGAATTATTAGAAACATATTCAGAAGATGAATGGAACAAAATTAATAATATGATTGTTCATTCACGTGATGAGAATTTAACTTATGCCGCGATGGAGCAGTTTAGAGGAAAGTATCTAGTACAAAATAGAGTTACAGGTGAATTAAGAGAAACACCACAAATGACTTATATTTTAATAGCGGCAACATTGTTTAGTCATTATCCTAAAGAAACAAGATTAAGATGGGTTAAAGATTATTATGATGCTATTAGTAATTTTGATTTAAGTTTACCTACGCCAGTAATGGCTGGGGTCAGAACACCACAACGACAATTTAGTAGTTGTGTTCTTATTGAAACAGGTGACAGTTTAGATTCGATTAACGCCACAACAAGTTCAATTGTTAAGTACGTTAGTCAAAAAGCAGGTATCGGGATTGGCGCAGGTTCTATTCGTGCTTTAGGTTCACCTATTAGAAAAGGCGACGCTTATCATACTGGCGTCGTTCCTTTCTATAAAATGTTTCAGGCCGCAACTAGGAGTTGTAGTCAAGGGGGAGTAAGAAATGGCGCCGCCACTCTTTACTATCCTATTTGGCATTTAGAAATTGAAGATTTATTAGTTTTAAAAAATAACAAAGGTACAGATGAGAATCGTGTACGTCATATAGATTACGGTGTACAGTTTAATAAGTTAATGTATGAAAGACTTATTGCTGGTAGTGATATAACTTTATTCTCGCCTCAAGATGTTCCAGGACTTTATAAATCCTTTTTTGCTGATCAAGATAAATTTAAAGAACTTTATGAAAAAGCTGAGAGGTCTACTAAAATTCGTAAAAAGTCTATTCCCGCTTCTAAGTTGTTTGCTTCTTTTATGGAAGAACGTAAAAACACAGGCAGGATTTATTTAATGAATGTAGATAATGCTAATGATCACGGAGCATTTAAAAAAGAAAAAGCACCTATACGACAAAGTAATTTATGTTGTGAAGTTAATCTTCCAACCAAACCATTATCTAGTTATACAGATGAAGAAGGTGAAATTGCTTTATGTACTCTTTCCGCAGTTAATTGGGGTAATATAAAAGATCCTAGAGATTTTCAATTGCCTTGTGAATTAGCAGTAAGAGGATTAGATGCTTTATTAGATTATCAAAAATATCCTGTTAAAGCGGCCGAAAAAGCAACAATGAAAAGACGCCCACTTGGTGTTGGTATTATTAATCTTGCTTATTGGATGGCTAAACAAGATATGACATATAGTGATCCTAATTTAGAAGTAATAGATAGATGGGCAGAAGCATGGAGTTATTACTTAATTAAAGCAAGTGCTGACTTGGCTAAAGAAGAAGGTGCTTGTCCAGGTAACGCTGATACGAAGTATAGTGATGGTATTTTACCTATTGACACATATAAGAAAGATGTCGATGAACTAGTTCCACACAAAGAACGTATGGCATGGACAAGTTTAAGAAAGCAACTTAAAGAAACCGGTATTAAAAACTCAACACTAATGGCACTTATGCCTGCTGAAACATCAGCACAAATTAGTAACAGTACTAATGGCATTGAACCTCCTCGTAGTCTTGTTAGTGTTAAACAAAGTAAGCACGGTGTATTAAAACAAGTAGTACCAGGTATACACCAATTAAAAAACAA